AGCTACGTTGCAGAGTGCCAGAACAGACATTCAGCAAACTAACACTTTTTTGAACGAATCTAACTCTCACCTTGGAGCAATAGAGAGTGCGGCGAACGTAGTTGCTAACAAGGATATTGCTTCGGATGCTACTGCTTCATCCATCTATAATCTTTTGCCAGAAATTGTTAAAGAAGAATACAAATACCAGATGTATGCCGGTCCGATTACCGAAGATGGATTTCTGTATATCTGTAAGATGATTCGTGGCGGTAGCTATTTTATCAAACGAAAAGTGCTAGCGACTGGACTATGGGAATATTACGAAGATGGAAGTGATGTTATTGGAGGATGGGCCGCCAGAGCGACTCACACCTATCACCAGTGGGGGAGTAACTAATGGTTGATTTAACTAAGTATGCTTGGGTTTCTGAACACAACGGTATCTCATACTATCGTCACATTGATAATCCTAAAGATGAGATTCAAGTAAAAGATGGAAAGAAAACCAAGATGTCCAAAAAACTGAGGTTACATCTCAAAGATGTTCGGCTAAAAAATCCTAAGAAAAACAGGAGCGTTAAATAATGGCCATTACAGCACCAGCTAATATACGATATGTCGGCGGGTTTGTGGCAGGAACTAACGGCACTACTATTATTCGTGCCAATGCAGACCTTGCCAATGTCCGCGAAAATGATTGGGTTTGGAACGAAACAAGGAACAAATACCAAAATATTATGAAAAAGGTCGTTGGGGCTACTAATACAACGCTTACTTTTGTATATGACATTCCGGGACAAGCGACTACCGACACAATGACGTTTATCCCATCAATCACGATAGACAGTTTTAAGTTTTCAGCAACCGCTACTGCGGGTAGTGCGACCACGATAAGCACTTCGGGATTAACTGCAAGTGCTTATGTCGGCTATATCCTTTATATCAAATCTGGCACAGGGGCAGGTGCTTCTGCTGTCATTACTGCCAACACTACCACACTTATTACGGTAGAGGCATTTTATAAACCAAATACTTCAGGAACGCTTATAACCACGGTGACACCAGACAATACTTCGGTGTTCGGTATTGCTTATAACTATGCTGATATTGTTGCGGCAGTTCCGTCATTCGCTACTTGGGCAAATACTGTATCTGTAAAAACATTAAGGGTAACGAAGGGCATACATTTATTGCCGGGTGCTGGTCTTGCAGATGTCAAAAAGAACCTATCATTTGAAACTCCATACACAGGAATGATGACGAGGCAGACATCGTTCTACCAATCTGGTAAAATAACTAATTCCAAGACAGGTTTTGATGGTGGGTATATCCACATGGAACACCCTGAAACGGTTGACTACAACCAAACGATAGAACTCCGTTGGGAGGGTAAATGCCACTTCTATGGCACATTTGTTCTCGGCCACAAGAGTTATAGTGATACGACCAACTCTGGTTTAAGGTGGAATACTTGGTTGCCAGGGAATACAACTTATACAGATTACACAATAAACTATGATGGTATAGTCGTCCTAAACTCTGAGTTTAGGCGTATTACCTGCACAACTTGGTCTGGTGATATTTGGTTTGACGGGCAAAACTCACAAGCAAGAATAAACATTTACCGCATACCGCCAGTATTCGCAAACACAAAGTGGACAGAGGCGAACCTAATTATCGCTGGTGGTCAGGCAGTGGTTATGGATGGCGATATTTTCGGTATGAAGTCAGTTGGTGAGGCACTATCTCCTGCGTTTTCACGACCTCTTTCCCCATACCAAACCACTCTTGCTAACGATTGCGTTTATCTGTGGAGAGCAAACCTTGGAAACTACGCCCTCACAAATTGTGTTGACTGGACATATTTGTCGGGTGGTTCACAAGGTAGGTTTGTAGTAGGCGGAACATTGAGATTCTCCACCAAAACATCAGCAGGTGCTAACCTCGGGACAGTAGCAGTTGGTCTGATAAAAACATCTGACGGAGTTGGTAAAATTGTCATAGGTAAGGCAGGTGCTAATCACGAACCGACCCTGAAGAGGTTCATTACAACTGACGCTAACGGTGCTTACGTTGGGCCCTATGGGACTGGTGAGGGTATTATGTTTTATCACTCACTTCTTACATACGGTGGTTCTGCTTATGTTACGACTGTAACTGATCACTCTGGTTATACTTTGATTTTGAATAAATACGGTTATAAACAGCAGGTTCTTTCTCGCTCATACAATTATACTGATGATAACTCCGAGATCGGTTACATGACCGCTGATCCTTATTCTGTTGCTTCCTATGCTACTGCTATTGCTTATACTGGTATAACGGTGACTCCGGGCACTAAAAACATCACGGTTTCTGGCACACGCACGATTCAAGAACTCTATGATTTCGTGAAAGCACGACTTGAATATGAGGCGAAAACTAACGATGTTCACTTTGTAGACCCATTGACGACTGCTGACGGAGTAAATTTTACTCTAGCCTCCGATTGGTCAATCACGATAAGTGGTTCGCTAATCCAAACAACCAAAAAACTAATCTCTACTACCTTCACGGTTTCAACTGGCGGCGTATTTGAGGACAATACTGGTGCGATTTGGAATACCGCAGGAACTCTATACTATGGTTCACACTTTTACCTTACAACCAAGGTAGCGGGAACTCCAACGAATAATATCCGAGTCGCCTTCCTTGACGCTACCAATACGAATAGGACCTATAATACATCAAGAACTGCGGTCAATAATATCAACTCCGCAGGGGGCGGACTGGCTGAGGGTTATGCGGTTTGGAAAATCGCCACAACTACCTATACAGGTCACAAACTCTTGATCAGAGAGTATGAGTATCAACTGACCGACCTACCGACTACGGTGAACGGAACGCCGATAACCTCTGATGTGGGTGCTGTCGCTGACGCATTTATTTCGGCAGTAGAGGCAACCGCAGGTGCTTATACAGGGATTGCAGTCAACTACCCAGCTCCTGCTGTAACTGTAACTGCTTCCCACACGATTCAGAAATTATATGACTTTATCAAATATAGCCACATTCAACCTGCTAACTATGATAAGGCTAACCTACCGCTAACAACTGGTAACGGTTCGGTATTCCAATTCTTCACAAACTGGAATTTGGTGGTAGGGGCGAGCGGTAATGTAACTGAAATCGCCAAAACCATTACATATACAGGAACTGGCGCTCTGACTACTTCGAGCGGTGGTATATTTGAGGATTCAACTTTGGCACAATGGGAAGCAAGTGGAACTGTTTATAAGGGTTCTCACTTCTACTCTAACGTTAAAGCAATTACAGGCGGTGCCAACATACAATCTGCTATCGTTGCCTACATCAATTCAACTGGCGTAGATGTGACCTATAACACTTCACGAGTAAATGGTGGAATCGCAACTGACGCTTCTGGCAACGCCGAGGGGTATGTGGTCTTTGCTATCGGGGCGACTGTAAACAACTCAATAAACCAGTATATAGGTGAATACAACTATCAATGGTCAACTATCCCTAAAACGGTTTCAGGTTCGCCTATTGGTTCAAGTGGTTCATACGAAACCGTCCGTTTGGTTACTGACACACAAGTTACACTTACAAAAGCAAATGCCCTCGCAGTCGCAGGGATAACCGTAACTGGAGCTTCTACAAATATTGATCTATCTGACGAACTCCTGACTGCGGCATACGATAATCTAAAAGCACGACAAGCAACTGCATCCACGATTGAGGCCGGGGTAAAAGGTTATATCAACTTTTACTCTTATGGTTTGTTAATCGTAAAGGATGGAACAACCTACACCCTAAAAACTGGATGGGAATATGACGCTTGGAATACATCAGAAACAGGCACATTCAGAGGAGGCCGCCTTTCATTTTCAACTCCAGGCACTTACTCGTTAAGTTTCTTTGATAACCAGCTTGACTTTGAAACCGTAGGAACTTACGACTTCCGTAATGCTACGATTAACGGAACAGTAGAACTGACCAACACTTCTGGCGGTGCGGTTACTGTTCAGCTCCACCCAGACCACCTATACACGAATACGGGCCCGACTATCACTGTCGAAGCATCTGTCGCTATTGTGATTTCAATCAATCCACTAAGGGCGGGAACGAGATTCCAGTTATATGATGTGACTAATGCTACTGAGTTAATGAACGAAATCTCTGATGAGCAACCAGAAGAATATAATTATACCTACTCAACTCCTACTGTCATCCGACTACGGGTAATGTATAATGATGGGCTATCTTGTGATGAGTGGATAGAGGTAACCGGGTTAACAAGTGCCATCGGGCTCGCGTTCAATGTTACTCCGACTGCTGATCTTGTATATCAGGCTAATGGGGTCAACGGTTCCCTAGTAACCGAGTGTTCGATAAGCGGCACAACTATTAAGATTTACCTCGATGACCCGGATGGCTTGACCTCTTGGCAGAGAATATATGCATGGTATCGTTACTATCTAGGAACTGAGGCTGGTATCCGTGAACAAAACGGGTCTTATATCACGATGCCAACACAAACTTTGATTCAGTTTGATACCAATGTTCTAAAAATAAATAATCAAGATACCAGCCCTCTGATTATCTCAGGAGCAAATATTATCACTGATTCAGGAGATATAAATGATGCCTTTGACTATGCAGGAAGTAATGGGTCTATAAACAACAATCCAGACATCGTTGTTCCGTTCGTATATGCAAGCGAGACGGTGAATGTTTGGAATGAACCACCTACGGTCAATCAAATCGCAGACCAAGTTTGGGATGAAGCCATTTCTGGGCATCTTGGGGCTGGTTCTACGGGTGAATCACTGGACGCTGCCGGGGGGGCTTCGACTACTCCTCCGACTGTCGAGGAAATCAGAATCGAGATGGATGCTAACTCTACCATGCTACAACAAATAGACGGGAATATCGGAGGACTTTACTAAGATGAATTGGCTGGCAGTAAAAGATAATGCTACGGGTCAGCTACAGGCTCAAATAAACGACTCTGTAGCTACCGTGACTCTAAAGAATACCCACGGCGCTAAGTTCCCCGTAGGCAACTTTATTGTCACTATCGGGCAAGAACACCTACTTGTCACTGAAAGGACGGGAGACGTGCTCTCTGTGGTCCGAGGATACGATGGAACGATGGCTTCAGAGCACGCAGCGGACTCCATTGTTGAATTAAGGTTCATTGCTAAGATTATTGATGATATTACTGATGAGATCGATGCTGTTGAGTCGGATGCTTCAGCCCACTATGATGACGATACTATCCACCACCTGATGTCCGCAATCGCGAATGCTGTTTACCCGGTTGGATCCGTGTATATCAACAAAACTGATAACCGTAACCCATCGGCAATATTAGGAGTAGGAACGTGGGTAGCTCTAGAAGGCGTAGCCGTGGTTGGTTACAAGTCTGGGGATGCTGACTTTGGAACTCCCGGAGCCGTGGTTGGTGTCAAGGCCGTAACACTTACAGGCGCTCAATCTGGAGTGCCAGTCCATAGCCACCAAATTAGAACAAAGAATGACGACTTCAACTTTACATCAGGAACCCTAGGTGTTGGTCCTACATTTGCCGATGCGAAGGACGGTATCAGCAGTTATAATAACTTCTCTGGGATTGTTCTAGATAACGTGGCGGCTAATGCCGCTGCTGCCCACACTAATATTCAACCATCGGTTGTTTCTTATGTATGGGAAAGGACTGCGTAGTGTTTGGCGCATTCGCACTAGATTCGATGCCCTTTGACGGGTTTATTCGTATTGTTATTCCAGTCCAGAGTGCTGACTTCCCAGAAAGTAGTGAGATTCTCTTTCCAGAAGGGATGGTAGGATCAAAAGAAGAGTTTGTAAAAAGTAATATTGAAGAAGAAAAAGCTAAGCACGATATAAAAACTAAAATGATAACGGCTGATATTTATTCGAATAAAGCGAGGATGTAATGGCTGAAGTCACTCTCACTTGTCGCTCAGTTCCATACATTGCGGCCGGTAAATGGTCTCGTTCGGGTGGAACCCAGAATGGGGCCTCAGCTGCCGAAGCTCTCTCGGCTCTCCAAACTTATGAGCCGGGCTCTTCTACTGGTTATATCTACAGAAAAGGCTCTACAGCGGGAGCTAATCAGGATGAACAAACTCTAGATGTGCTGATGTCTGATCCGGGAGTAAACGGGACTGTCACTGGAATACGAATAAATGCCATTATCTCTGTTGGTAATACCAGTATGTCGGGTCACTATTGGGCGAACCTTTACAATAACCGCACGGGCGGTTGGGGGACTAGGGTAGACACGGCTACTAATTCATGGGATGACATTCCATGGTCTCCGGGTGGGGCTGGTAACATCTGGGGTCTAGCGCTGAATGACCTAGATATTCATAATATCAAGGTCTCTCTTGGAGCTCATACTAATCCGGGAAGTGGTGGCTATACCTATGATACGGCTTACCAGTATCTCACCGTGACCGTATACTACACTCCTAGCTACACGAAGACTGCTTCTTGTGATGCTGCTCTTTGGAAACTTCAGAGCAAACTACTATCGATGGACGCTAAGTTGTGGAAGCAACAAGTGATGACGTGCTCAGCTGACGCCCTATTATTCAAACGCAAAACATTACTAGCTTCACTTGACGCCAAACTGTTCAGAGGTGGTATCTTAAATCTATCCATGGATGCCCTACTTTGGAAGCAGCAAATTAAAACTGTTTCTATGGACGCTTTTCTAGTCATTCCAAAAATACTGAATTGTTCATTCGATGCTCTCCTCTATAAGACTCAGGTGAAAACTGTCTCTATGGACGCTTTTGTGGTTTGGACTAAGACGAAACTCACTGGGATGGACGCCTTACTCTGGAAGGCAGAGAAAGAGCGAATGCGTAATACCGTTACTACCAGAATAGTCCCGAATGTTGATGTTATTACTGAGAGGATAACGGCATCTTCTGACAATAAGGCACCGGCTACTGGAATTGAGCATAAGATAGGCGATAAACCATCTATAGCAATTGTTAATGACCCTAGAAAAATGGTATAATATATAGTAAAGGAGACTCCATGATCCTAACAGCACGACATCCCGAATTAGACAATGAAAGGTCCTATCTAGCTAGCGGAGTGCTAGCTCTAACCACATCTACCCCTCTGAAGAGCGCGGTAGGCATTGAAATAGGCGATTATGTAGTAATGGGCTATCCCGGTCGTGAAAAGACCGAGATCGTGCTTATTACGGGTAAGGCTAGTAATACTATTCAACATGCGGCCCTACAATTTAGTCACAATATTGATACTCCAATTACTATCATCAAATATAATAAAGTTCGTTTTTATGAGTGTGAGACTGAAAATGGTGACTACACCTTAATCGCCACACTTGATATAGATATTGATGACCTTGAGACCAGATACGAATACAATGCCGGTATCCCTACTAATTACTACAGAGCTGACTACCTAAATGTAGAGTCTGGTATCTACTCTGAACTATCTGATCCTTTAATCGGTTCAGGTTACACCAGTGCTTCAGTAGCTAAAATGATTGAGGCTGTCAGGGTTCTTGTCGGTCAGGTTCCATCAGATGATGAGATTATCGCAATGCTTAATCTAGCCGAAGCAGCTGTTTACGATTATCGTGATAAGTGGTATTTTGCTAAAGAGCGCAAAGTCTACACACTAGAAGCTGAGACCGGTCGCTATCCTTTGCCAGCTGATTTTAAGATGAGCTCACGCGAAGTTTACCATATTAAAAATGCGACTACTCTCGTTCAACTCGACCGTAGGGACTACAATGCTTATATGACAGATTTCTACTTGGCCACTCCATCAGACGACCTTGGAATCTGGACCATCGATGAGGCTACTGAGGAAGTAGTCTTCAACCCTACCCCAGTGTTGGGTGTTGGGACCGTAGAGTTCGGTTATTGGGCTGGTCCATCGATTCTCAAGGAATACACTGACATTACGAAGGTTCCTTCTACAAGGTTCCACGTTTTCTTCGCAGCATCAAAGATTGAAGCATCTAAAAAGAACACTGACCAGTCTAAACTATATTGGAATGAGTCTCAGGACGCACTAAGGAGTCTAGGTAACAAGCGATATAGCGGCAACCAGTCATTCGGAGTAGCTTAAACATGGAAAGAGAATATCTCGTAAATACTGAGGGGATCAATCGAGCCGCTTCTAAGCACTCTATGAAGGCAGGTGAGCTTAAACATTCCACAAACACAGACTTTAAGTCAGTTGGTGTCCTTAAAAAGAAAAAAGGTAAGACACTCTTTTGGGATACAGGGGTTGACGGCCCAGTTCAGCAAATCAAGCAGATTGGCAGTAACATCTATGCTATTGTTGATGGCGAACTTCATTTGAAGGATACGGGAAAAATATCAGGAGCTTCTGTAATCCTAGATACTGAGCCTCAGGTCGTTGATGACTATTTGTTGGTGGTTGACTCGACTAGGGCCGTAAAGTCCATCACAGGGGCTAATTACAACGTAGGCGTGAATGCTAAGGGGGCTCCAGTATGTGACTTCCTGAAGCTATCGAAAAATATTATGTATGCCTTCGATAAGACCCTGAATCGTGTTTACAAGTCATCTCCACAACTCAGGATTGTTGCTAAGGTTATTGGAGACCATCTAGCAGGGGCAATTACTATCAATGTGACTTCTACTAAATATATTCGAGTAGGAGACGTTCTTGAAGTCTATTCACCAAAAGCCTCTACAATGAAGTATCTACTGACAGTAACAGCGATAACTTCGCTCACAACCTTTACCGTGGCGGCACTGGCGATGAATGGCGCTGTCTCAATGACTACAGGTTCAGGATTGAGCGACCTTTTAGTTACCAGCACGGCCTATACTGGCACTACTCGTAAGAAATACGAAGTAAAGGTTATTGTCGGCGGGGCGACTTCACCGAATACCTTCCAGTGGAGAGTTGACGGGGGCGCATGGTCAGCTACTACGAATATGGCGACTACAGATGTCACTCTAGAACTTGGTGTAAAAATCAAATGGGGAGCACTTACGGGCCACACAGTCGGCAATATCTGGGAGTTTTATGAGACACCGGGCGCTCTGACTAACCAAGATGAGCTATTTTACCAGAATTACCACACTACCGATCAGGTGATGTGGAATATTGATGATAACTATGGTGACTTCTTCCTTGTTACAAATCCAGTAGGAGCGGCTGACCAGATGGGAACCTTGCTGATTGTCTGTGAGACCGAGACTCATCGTTATTCATCTCCATCTCTAGACCGTATCTGTGGATATGGGACCAGATCTCCTAAAACCATTCAGACGATGGGTAAAACAGTCCTATTCGCGAATGAGAAGAGTGTTATCACAATCGAGGGTAATGGCGGCTATCCAGTATCAAATAAGGTTGAGCCATACCTCCTAGGAATGGACCAAGCCAACATCCTTAATATGTGCGCTGGATCTGAAGAAGAGAGCGGTATCTACCGTGTCTTCATCGGAGATACCAGTGAAAAGAGCCTGACTGACGCTGAAATAATTATCGATACTAATAACTACAAATGCGATACCGCTTCCGGCCGTGAGGCTACCTGCTACGGCGAGCTTGTCTTAAATGGCTCCCGAGATATGTATATCGGTGATTCTACTGGCAAAATCTATAAGATCAATACCGGAACTAGCGATGATGGGCTAGAGATAGCTTGGCACGTTGAGACTAAAGACGAAGAGATGGGTAAACCTAAGAACTGGAAGCTATGGCAATACGTTGCCTTCAATACGCTTCCGGGGACTATCATCGATGTTTCTTGCTTAGTAGATTCAGGGGATCCAATTCCTCTAGGACAAATCAGTGGGCAGGTAACGGCTTTCGACCTTACTAGAGTCCCTCGAGGCGTCACTATTTCATTCATTCTAGACGAAGTTTCTGCTGACGATTTCCCGGGTTTTGAGGGATACACCATTGTTGCAGAGGATGACGGGGAGGTAAAACAAGATGCCCGATTCGGAGCTTAAAACATACGAGGACTACGGTTACGACAATAAGATGATGAAGGGTGACCAACGTGGTGACACTTCTTTCAGTGTTGACTCATCACTCAACAATGCTGGGTTCGATGCCAGTGTCATGTCAGGTGGGGAAATCAGGGGAGATCTTATAATCACCTCTGGGAGACTGATTATTAAAGACGATTTGGGAGAGACAATAATCGGGAACCTTGAATAATGACTAAAGGGATTGTAGTTGAATCTGGCGGCGTAGATACTTTTGATACAAAAATACCGATTATTCAAATTGTCAGGGAATATCAGGTCTCTTCAACGGTCTGGAGGACAAGCGGTCTCGTCACCTGCACACAGGGCAGTAAAAACGTTGTCGGTAATGCCTATACGTCATTTTTAACTGAGCTCAAGCCGGGCGACTATGTAATGCACTCCAATAGGACAACTGTTTATCAGGTAGAGTCAATCACTGATAACTCTCACCTCACGCTCACCTCTAATTATGTCGATACTACTCTGGCAGACTACAATCTATGGCTCGGATACTCTCCTACGGCATTTCTAGGGTTTGATGCTGTTCACGCCTCTACCAAGAAAACAATCCCTCACGGGATGAGGTTCATGCCGATACCACTAGGCGGTCTTAATACCACTGGTGGTGGCGTAGCGGTAGCGGTTGACAACGTGAACATCTACTGCCTATGCGGCGTCCATGCTTTCGATGGAGCTATAAACGATGCTGGTGTCCAGTCATTTCGTATAATCGATAGGGCTCTGAATGTGAATTATGAAAGCGGAACTGTGCCTGACTTTGTGCCGTTTACTCCTAGCCAGATGAGTAACGGAATCGAGATCAAGGCAGACGAAGATACCCTATTCACCACGCGCGAAAAGAAAATGTCTATTGCCCGCATCATTGCGAATGTCACACCAACTCTCAAGACTGATGGGCTTGGAGTCCAGTATAATGAGTTCGTTTTTAACCACAATATTGGGTTCCCAGTAATCTACGATTTATTCGCCAATATAACCTATGACTGGGGCGGAGACACCTTCTTCATCAATAAGTGGTCTGTATTCAGATTTGCTGGTGGTGAGGACATGGTCACCCCGAATCTATACTCAGATACTTCAAAGGTGGTTTTTAAGGACTATTCGTATCCAAACGGCCCATCACTATGCTCACTGGTAATCTATGGAGCGGTAAAATGAGCCAAGGAATAATTGTAAAAAACAATAAACTTGAGAAGGTATTTAGTTCTCTGAACAAATCTCTGACTATCTACAATTCAGGGAAGATCGATGTTGCCTACCCGGGGCATGCGGCAGGGACCGCAGGGGCTATGAATATTCTGATACCACACAAATTTGGTAAAGAGACCCTATACTGGCTTTATGCACAAGATCCAAATGGTAAAATCGTCAGGCTTCCAGATATGGGAGGGATGTGGTTCTGGACTAATCTGGTAGTGAATAGTTATTCTACGAAGGACGGCATTCAGTTCAGCATCGGTAGTATCGGATACCCTCCATCTTCTATCGGCGCAGCACCAGCGATTAACTTCAAGTTGTATTTCGTAATAACTTCCCTTCCTAAATACATCGATCAGGACACCAAGAAGGCGGTAAGTAAGACATATTAAATGGATTGTCACAGTCAAAAATGGTATAATATATATAGGTAATCGTGTTCGGCAGAAACAGGATTAAGAATGATTCAGATGCCTGATGGCAGAATACAAGTTCAGTCAGGAGACACACTTTGGTCTATTGCTCAGAAATATCTAGGCAATGGTAACAGGTGGCAGGAATTAGGCGGTTTTGGTGGTGACCCTCGTAGGATGCCAATCGGAACTGTCATTTCGCTACCCGGTTATAGAGCTCCACAGGCCGCCGCAGCTACTCCGGCAGCTCCGGCCGGACCTACTCCTGAACAGATTGCTGCTCAACAAGAAGAAGCTAAATACAACAAGACTATCGGTGATTATGCTAATATCCAGAAGGATTGGAAATACCTCCTAGACCCTACAGATACTCAGGGTAAGGACCTTATTGCCCAATACCTAGATTTGCTAGCGAATAACCCTCAGCTTGACCCCTACTACGCTCAGAGGATAGCTGACGGCACTCAGGACCCAAATAACACTGACAACGTCCTACAGGCCATGCTTGCTGATCCAGAGATGACTAAACGTTTCGGGACTAAGTGGCTCGAGGCCCTAGCAACTACCGCTGAAGGCGCTAACAAAGACGACTATAATTTCTCATCTGCGGCTCATGCGCGTGACTTTATCGGTCAGGCTGGCGAGCTTGCTAATACTACTATGAATGGTCTCAGTGACGTTTCGCAGACTTTTGCTGACAACAATATCAAGGGTGGGATGCGTAACGCTGCTATCGACAAGGTGGAGAGCACGGGCGCTGCTGCTGCTGATTCACAAAATACGGCTGAGGCTGACTGGAGACGAAACTATAAGGCCGGTAATTCAGCCGCTATTCAGGGCTATGCTAAAACGTATCGTAATGATATGGCGAAAAATGACTGGGCTCAACTGTTCGGGAAGTCAGGTATTAACAATGCCGGCCTCAAAGATAAGTTTATGAACTATGCTTCGTCTAACTGGACGACTTAGGAGGATATATGGCACTTTCTGACAATTATATGAATGACTATCGAGGAGCGATGGATAACGTGAATAACGTTATCGGTTCTTGGAATGAGGGGCAAACCTCTGAAGGCCTAAATGGGGCCGTAAACTATCATAAAGGTATCACTGACGCTCAGGCCGAGAATATTATCAAGCAGCGCGCTGTTCTAAATATGTATATGGATCCGAATAATGGCTACACCCGCGGAATGACACTTGCTCAGAAGATGGGTCTTCGTAACGGTGACCTTGCCAAAGAGGGACAAGATGCTACTAACCTTTCAGATATGTATAAGACCAGAGTAGAAGACATCGCCGCGATGGTAGCCAAACTCAAAGAGCAATGGCAAACCAAGGTTGATGCTGCTAAAACTGGTATGGAAGGAACGAAGGGGCTGTTCGATATGGCTTTCGGAAAAGAGACGCTTGATGCCAACAATGCGAATTCCGCTGCCAATCGTGCTGCTACACTTGATGCCGCTCGTATCGGAGCTGCTGCAACCACGTCATCGGGCCTCGATAAGAGCCTTTACACGAATATCGATGCGCTGGCTCAGAACCTCCTTGATGGATATACAAAGAATGGCGGAAGTAAATGGAACCACAATGTTAGAGAGCAAATAGTCGCGGCTCTAGGTCAAGGCGATCCAGCCCTTACGGCTAAGATCAATGCCTACCTACCTAACGGTTTCGAGAATAGGTATATAGCATAATGACAACTGATGAGATTCTAGCCCTACTCACAGGTTCGGTAAGCTCTACTGGTCCAATCGCGAATGCGAATAACCAGCCTATGTTAGATATGCTTAATGCGAACAAGGCCCAATTACAGCCTATCGTTGACCAGATTTCAGCTAAAGATGCCAATATCAATAATACTGAGAAGAATTTCATGGACTACGCAGGAAACCCATCTCCGGCCGGAATGTCTATTTCAGACCGTATGCTAGGCCGTGAGAGCGCTACAATGCCAGATCGACTAGATGCCCTCAAACTAGGATTAAACCTCGGAGAGCGCACCCTGACACCGAATAAGGCCCTAGATTACTACAACTCAGACCTCGCAGGTCAACTCGCTAGAGCTAAAGTCAATGTTTCAGGGAATATGGGGCTCGGAGATATGCAAGCATCCAAGGACGATCTCAAATCTAAGATGGATAATGCCGCTGCTGATAGAGCTGCTGATTCTGAGGCTCGCTCAATTAAGTCGGGCGCCGCATCCAAAGATGCCGCTGAGAAGAACGCACAAGAAGTTGTTAATTTCGCACTCGCTTCAATGGGCAAGGGTGACATCGATCCTCAAACTGCCTTCGGAATCATTAAATCCAATATTCCAGATGCCAGCGATGACAAGATCAATATGATGCTTGGAATGCCAGCGGGATTCAAGGGTGGGGTTCAGGACTACTACAACGGCCTATCAACTAACACTGACGAACAAAAAGCTAAAAACGCGATAGATAAAATCTTTAACTGGAGATAAAATGGGGAAACTACTCTCTTGGCTTACGACTGACCTCACTGATGAAGAGAAGAAGAAATTCAGTGAAGCCTATATTGACCCTACCACTCCAGAAGTAGGTGCTTTTAGTGGTCCCGGAACTACTCTGATTAACTCGGCCGAAGCTCCACTGATGCCAAAATATGTCCCACGAGATATGAATGCTTCAGAGGGCGCTACTTATGTGAACCCAATGAGCAACGGAGCGGAGGCTATAGAGCGTTTCGGAGCTACCGCGGGTGTCTCTGCCCTTGATGTCCCAGTAAAGATCGCTACAGGCGTAGGAAGAGGTATCAACTGGGCGGCCGAGAAGCTGCTAGGAAAAGACGTCATTGATACTGCCAATGGCGGCAATCAGTTTTACGATAATATCGACCAAGGTTGGCAAGATCTTACTAAGGCTCAACGTGATGTTGGTTCGGGCGCTGACGAAACGGCTGCTTTCGATAAGAAATACCAACAAACCCTCGATGTCTGGAATGCTATCCCAGAGGACAAGAAGGCTGCTGCTCTAGCTGAGAATCCAGTTCTAGCAGAGAATCTACGTTTATATCAAGAAGAGGCTGCCACTAAAGTCGTCAGAGACCAAGTCGGTCAGATCGCTACTACGGCCGGTGCCATTGCCGGAACCGCTGCTGCTACTATTCCTATTGGTGGCGCTGCTGGTATGGCCGCTGCCGCTGCTACTCCGGGGATTATCGCTCCTGCTGTGACTGGGCTTCTCGCAAACGTTGCTGCTGATACCGCCGCAGGACAAGCTGCTTGGAGAGAATCTGATGTTATCGAAAAGGGCACGAAGATCACGGGTAACAAGATTGTGGATGACCTCCTAGCCGATATGAGCACTCGCAAGGGCACACTGCTAGCTGACTCTCTACTCGGTCTCTTCTCTGAAGGACTAGGCAGTTTGAGCAAGGTTGACGATGCCGCCAAGGGATATGTTGGGGCCATCGGCTCTATCAATAATGCTAAGATGTTGGCTAAACAAGCTACAAAGACCGATAACAACATGACCAAGGCTATCAAGGTTATGAAGAATCTCGGCTACTCAGATGAAGAAATCTCTACTATATATAATAGTATCGAGGCTGCGCGCCCTAAAAATGCTGCTAAGGGAATGGGGGCCGCAGTTGAGAATATTGACCAGTTCGCTAAAGAAACTGGCCAAAGAAGCGACCTCTTCAATGAAGCTCTAGGTATTAGCCCAGATCAGATGAGTGATCTTGGCAACAAGGCCCTTCCTGCTCCTTCTCACGCTACACGCGCAGCAATCGCTACTGACAATATGAAAGTTCCAGAGTTCTCTAATCGAAACCTTCAGGCTCCAGAGCTACCACAAACCGGCAATAAAGAGCTTCTCGCTACTACAATCGGAAAAAGCAAGGCTAAAAAGGCTGAGATGGACGCTTGGATGTGGAAGAATGGTGAGGCTACTAGTGAGCTAAACGGAATCAATAGTAAGGCTCTCGATATAACTGACAAGGCTTCCCGCGCGAAGTTTCTTAATAATGCCTACGATGAGGTTCGTGCTAAATATGTTGATAAATACGTTCAGGAGACTAGCGGTCCTGCCGCTGACCTTTCAAAGCAAACTCAGCTCAAAGCGCTTGAAGCTGGTGGTGTAGACACTACCGATCTGGATAAGGCTAGCAATGCCGCTGTTCAGGACGTCTATGAGACTCAGCTGAAAACAGGACGCCTAAAGAATGTTGATATGACTCAGGTTCAACCTACTGCCGCTGAAGTCACTAAGGCTGCTAGTAAACAAGAAGCTGCTGGCGCTAGGCAGTATATCGACTCTCTATTTGAAGAGGAATTCAATAGTGGAAATATCACCAATCTAGATGACTTAGCTTCATTCATCGGAGACGACACCGTAGCCAAGGCAATCAAGGCTTCGGCCGAACTCGATCCTGATGGTCATGACGCCTTCTTGAAGCAACTGAAACAAAATGCTCAGGGAATCGTTAAATTCAATAATGATGGTGCCAAGATTGCTCTCGATGCTTGGAAGGAATCTCCATTCTATACTTTGATAAAAGATAGCCGCATCAAGAAGGTCCTTAAGCAACTAGACAATAATGAGTCTCCTACAATCTTCGGCCGAACTGGTAATCAATCTGCCATCGATGAAATCGCTCAGCAGTTCTCTGATGATTACGGAATGGGTGATGGAAGCGTAAATGACTTCCTACAGGCCCTCGAGGACTGGAATGCTTCCAAACCTATCAAGGGTGCTACTCAAACACAAAAGGCAGCCGGAGCTTTGGTCAGAAATACAAATATGATGGGTGCCGTGGCTGGTGTTGAGACTGACGAGAATGGCAACCTGAAGATCGACCCTACCAAATCGATGCTAGGTATAGTCGGAGCTACCGCTGGACCAAAGGTCCTAGGGGCTATTAGCGATTCAAGGATTACTAAAGGGGTGGACGAGCTCATCGATGCGGCCGGCGCCAGAACTACAAAGACCGTTCAGGAGCTGATGTCAGTTGACCCTCGCCTGAAGGCTATGATCGGTGAAGTAAAGCCAGTGGCCGCACCAAAGGTCGCGAAACTCAGTAAAGCCGAGGAAGCTTTTGATGCCGCCGCTACTAGTGTAAACCCAGAGAAGGGCGTCTCTAAGCTTGGCGCTGACATCGCGAAGAGGTTTGAGGACTTCGAGGGTGATACCGCGCTATACGACATCAAGCACGTTACTTCTCAAGAAGCGATGACAGAGCACTTCGTTAACACGAACTTCGAGGGAGCTGTCAGGGCTATGGATAATCTAGACGAAATTCCTGAGGGAATGAGTGAAACCATGCTGTATAAGGCTATAAAAGATAAAGCTATTGAACTTGATGATGGGGCTTTGCTTAATCGTTTGGCCAACTCCAAGCTGACATCTCAGTCTTCAAAGCACGCTCAGGAGCTACGTTTCATGCAGGAAATAGACCCTACTGACCCAGTAGCAGCTCTCAGCCGTGTAAAGCAATACAGAGCTAAATCTACCAGTAAATACCTCAAGAATGTTGATGTTACCGATGAAGAAGCAGATCAAGTTCTGAAACTATCTAAGGTGGCAATCGAGAACCGTAAGGTCATCGACACTCTAGACCCTGCTCTTCTAGACGTTCCACTAAGCAAAATCGATGAAGCTACTGATGCCACCCTCCTAGACTACGGCCGAGCTCAGGTTGCTATGAATGATTATATTAAATTGCTCCAAGACCCTACCAAGGATATGGGCATTATTGATACTGCTAAAAATACTGACTGGATGGATGTGGCAAAGCACCCAGTGAGAACACTATTTGATGCTTCCGGTATCTCAAAGGCGCTTAACTCTTCGATGGATGATTCGGGTATCTTCAGACCGGGTATCAAGATGCTTGCCACTAATCCTAAGGAATGGGCTAAGAATGCTGGTCAATCATTCATCGACATCTTCCATGAGTTTGGTGACAAGAATGCGATGGATGAGCTCGATGCGTGGATTGTCTCACGTCCTAAATATATGGATGGGACTTACAAGAAAGCTAAACTGGCCGTTAACGTCACTGAAGAAGCATTCCCATCATCTCTACCAGAAAAACTACCTAGCTACCTAGGGAAAGCTTTCAAGGCATCAGAAGCCGCCTTTACCGGCCTACAAAAAAGAAATAGAATTTACGCCTTTGAAAAATGGCTACAACTTGCCAAAGATGACGGGGTTGAACTAACTGAGCAGAGGATGCGTAATATCGGCTCACTGGCCAATTCTCTCACAGGACGTGGAAATCTAGGCAAAGCTGAAGGCATCGCTGATACTCTAAATAAGACTTTTTACTCATTCCGCAACCTGAAGGGTAACTGGGATACTATCACTGCTCACGCTTTCGACAAGGGGATGCGTGTTGATACCAAGGGCATTGAGTCTCAAGATATGTGGGCTCGCAAGCTCGCGGCTAAGAACCTGATTAAAACCGCCGGGACTATTGGTGGCGCCCTAATGGTTGCTGATATGATTGCACCAGATAGTGTGGAATGGGACCCTCGCAGTTCAGATTTTGGGACTATCAAGGTGGGTAATACCAGATTTGACATCACTGGTGGTATGAAATCAATCGTCACTCTAGTAGCTCGCGGAATGATCTCTCCGGACTCTGAGGGTAACTGGGGCATCGGACGAACTAAAAGCTCCACCACGGGCCTCGTATCGCCTCTGAATACAGGTGAATACGGTGCTAAGACGGTGAAGGATGTCGCGGTAGACTTCTTCGGTAATAAGCTCTCCCCTATCGCTGGACAGGCTCGTGATTGGATACTAACAGGAACTGACTTTGAAGGTAACAAGCCTACGATTGCGAATAGTGCTTTGAGCCTAGTCACTCCGTTCCCAGCTTCATCAGCTCAAAAGACTCTGAAGGATCCAAATGCTGCTCCGTTCGTCCTGACAATGTTAGCAGACGCCCTTGGAATCGCATCATCTACTTACGGTGGGGTCAGTGACATCGAACCTAAGACTGTATATAACCTTCTCGATAAAAGCGACAAGATTGATACTCCTGGCGATGGTAAGACCGTAAATGACTCAAAGACTGTTATCCAACAAATGAAAAAGCGTGGCGCTAGCGATGAGTTTATTCGTAGTATGCTTGAACAATACTACGCTGACACTGCCGCCAAGGAGAAGGCCGGAGATGCTTCAAAGGGACAAAAGCCAAACCCACATTATAAAGTAGATAAAAAAGCCAAAGCTGAGCGCACCAGAATGCTCAACGAATTGTTAAATTAACTGGCTATACAATGCCGAAAAATGGTATAATATATATAGCGTAAATAAACTTATTCATAGGAGTGGTAGAGAATGAATTTTAGTGGAATATTTCCTGATCCGGTCAATGACTTACTAATCATAATCGTGGGGTGTATAGCAGTATACTTCGCATGGCGTTCTGGCAAGAATAAACAGATCACCGAAGCTGTCTCCAACTACGAAAAGCTAACGGCGTCTCAGGACAAAGTCATCGCTCAGTTGAAGGACGAGATTGCCAGTATCCGAGTGGATTTTGAGAAGAGATTGGACAAATCCGAGAAAGAAAACCACGATCTTCGCGCTCAGGTAAATCAACTGATTGGCGAGAACAAGGGTCTTACTAAACTCGTTACCCTTCAGGATCCATTCAGAGACAAAATTGACATTATTCTAGGACATCAACAACAGATTTTTGATGCCGTTTGCAAGGGCGGAGAAAAAACTATTGCTGCCATAGAGGAAAAGTAGTATAGTTTAACCAACAAGGAGGGATTATGGCCCAAAGAGAACCAGAAGGCGTAATATTCTACCTCGAAAATGGTAGAGAAAAAGAAGCGAGACTCGTTGATGATCGCATGTCGATCTCGGGAGACTCTTTCTACTGGTATCAGGTTGATGAAAACCTAGCTAGATGGAAATACTTTACGGTCCACCACTCCGCTGGAAATAATAATGAAACTGCTGAACAGATAGCCCAAGGCCACCTTGCACAAGGTTGGAGCGGAATTGGCTATCATTTTGTTATCACCAGAGATGGCGTCATCCACTATGTTGGAGATCTTGGCACATGGCGTGCTAACGTTGGCGGCATGAACGATGTCTGTATCGGTGTTCTGCTAGTCGGTGATTTCAGATTCGGCAACCTTCCAAGCGATGCTCAATACAAAGCTGTAAACGCTCTCTACAGAGAGTTCGTAGCAGACGGACGATTCCCGGGCATCAAGGGTCCTAGCGCCCTTAAATTCCATCGTGAGTTCAATGCTACAGCTTGTCCGGGTGATGTGAACAAGGATCACTGTATCAATGGTCTTCCAGTTGTATCACAGCCAAGCACACCGGTGATACAACCTCCAGTAGTTGTAACACCTCCGATAGTTGTTGAAACACCAAAGACACCTATCGAAGTCATCCTTCCTCCAAAAGAGGCCGAGGTATATGTTCCACCAAAAGATGTTACTGTCCAAGAAGGTAACAAGCCAGTTGTGCTTACTCCGGGTGAGACTCTGGACTTTGTCGCCTTTGTGATGATCCTAAAGAACCTGTATAAAGCAATATTAAGAATACTAGGGAGGGGATAATATGAATCCTACACAGATGCTCGCGGTGATAGTTGCCGCAGGACCAGTCATTTCGGTTATTACCGAAGTGCTTAAACGTTTACCAGAGGTTCCGGTTAACTCGGACAACGCTACGGTCGTTGTTTTAGGACTGGCGACCATAGTTGTTTTATTGCCAGCTTATGTTGGCGGGGGGTTGACATTAGAAAATGCACCTGTCCTCGCTCTAAGCATTACAGCTACCTTTGGTGTAGGCCTTGGAGCCTACGGGTTAGTTAAGACTTTAGTAGCGAAATTTCGCCGCTAAGACTGATCCTCGATATTCAGTCGTGAATTGAGGGGAAATTCATGACCGAAAGGTCAAGAAATCAAAGAGAGCTCACTGCGGCCATACAGTGAGCTCTCGGCCATATATAGGAAAAACTAAGAGGGGAAAACGTAAAAAATGAACAGTCTAGATGTCTCCGCGGCATGCTATATAGAGGGTCAGTTCCCGGGAATGAATAATATCGTTGCCGCTAGCAAGACTCACTACGCAGTTTACTCAAAAATGAAAAAGGAAAACACCGAAATCTTTCGGTTGGCAACGGCTAGGTTCCCGAAATTCACAAAGCCGGTTACAATTACTTTTACATGGTTCTACAAAAATATCAGGAGGGACCCTGACAACATGATGGCGGCCCAGAAGTTTGCCCTAGATGGCATGGTGGCCGCCGGAGTGATCCCGAATGACACTGGCAAGGAAATAGCCTGTCTTAATCATATATTTATCCATGGAGAGAAGAACGGTGTCCAGATCGAAATTGAAGAGTTTTGACCCCCGTGCTATAATATATATAGTATTTAGTTTTCGTATCAGGGGCGGGGCCCCTCTTTCTCACCTACCCTCCAACCTCTAGCGCAAGCTAGGGGTTTTTAATTTAGGATGTCGTTGAGTGCTTTCGTTACTTTGGTGGATTTAGTTCTGGCCGGTTTATCTCTAGTGGGGCGGATCCTCACTGATTTGATTGGCGTTTTGTATTCTTCTTCCCACGAGAATAGGATGAGACCGAGATCGTGGGCTCGTTCGATGTTGGCGTGGACCCAGTCGTGATGCCTACGGCAAAGAGGGCACTTATTGGCTTCTCTGTCCGAGCCTCCTTCGCTCCTTTGCTTGATATGATGCCTATCTGTAAAAAGTGCGCCACAATGATCTACAACACACGGTCTATATTGACTTATCATCGGTAGTATTCTTGAAGACTACTCGATCTGTATATTCAGCTTTTTTACCCTCGTTCCAGTTTGACACCGGTCTGATGTAGCCGACTACACGCGAATAGACCTCACATTTAGTTCTTGATTCGTTAGACATATCTCCCCCTTCTTTTATTAACTGTGGATAAACCCTTGACAAAAGTGACACAAGTGTGGTATACTGCTAATCCCTGAACAGGTGTTCGGCATTTACCCACCGCATAGGGTCAGCGGCTATAGGCGTTCGAGTGAAAGTTCCCCTCTCACTGGAGCGTCTTTTTTGTTGGTTGGGGGCCCGCGGGATTACCACGGACCCCCTCAACTCAGCTGGGATCGCCAGCCTAGCTGTCCGGAGTGTGGACACCTCGTGCGCGCTCGTTGCGAGACCTGATGGCCTGAGCGGACTCGGAGGCCTTTCGGGTGAACTGCCGCCCCGCCATCTCAGCCATATAGAACCGATAGGTGGAACAGGTCGCCCCGCACGTCTTGGACTTCTTGCAGTGATGGCAAGGATGTTCCATGATTACACCTCCCTAGGAATTGGGACTCGGTGATTCCAGTCCACCTGAGTCTGATGATAACAACACATGCTAGAGAACTCACACGGCCCGTGATGGCAAAGGCGGCGGAGACCGTCCTTGCAGCGAGCCATGAAATGCCCGTGATACTGGTGATGACGAGAGTAGCTCATCTCCGTGACCTTGTTGAAGTTCCGATACAGCTTCTTCGGCCAGTAGAAATGGTGCTTGTCTTCACCCCCTCGCATCAGTTTCTGATGCTTTTTGCTACCCTTCTTAGCCAACCCTCTCACCCCCCGGTGATCGGTTTGAGATATTCCCCACATCTCAAACGGTGTATTGTGCTACCTATAATTATACGCCGTTTTAGAGCTTATATAAAGTTAAAATGGATCCCGAGGTAGGGGTCGAACCTACAATACAGAGCTTCAAAGGCTCCTGCCTTACCATTTGGCTACTCGGGAATATGGTGTCAGAGGGGAGAGTCGAACTCCCAATCCGCTGAGGGCACTAGTTTCTAAAACTAGCGTGTATACCATTCCACCACTCTGACATTGGTGGGCCCTGAAGGACTCGAACCTTCAATCCGGCGGCTTTTGAGACCGCTGCGTCTACCAGTTGCGCCAAGGGCCCGTGGTCGAGATGCTGGGATTCGAACCCAGATGGCCTCCGTCACAGGGAGGAATCCTAGCCGTTAGATGACAGTCTCGAAAAAAGTCCCCCGCGGACATAGAACATCCCCGGGGGCAACAGAATTGAGCTCTGGTCTTACACTTACGATGCCAGATATTCATATACCCAAGCGAAGGCGATTCCCCAAGCTAGCAGCTGATACATTTTAGTGCCTCCCCAGTATGGCGTATGCGTATTCTATACGTCTCGCTTCGTTACAATCTCCGCATCTTTCGAATTGATTCTGGAAGATGCGCGTTGCAGCGGTTACGTCATCTGGAAGGTTAATGTTACTCATCTCACTTACCATGAATGATAACTGAGTGCTCAGGCTATATGGATTCTCCATCGACATGAGGTTAGATTTTCTACCTCCGGTCCATTGGGCCAGACCATCACCGGATGTTTGGAAGCCGTGCTCTTGTTGCAGGTTCCCCATAATCCCAGCAGTTTGATTCCTCGTAAATCTTACGATCAGGAAGTCCCAGACTGCTTGTTCATTGTCCGCTACGATGGCCTTAGGAACCACATAGACGGGGCTAGGAACTACTTTTACCGGTTCAGGCTTAGGTAGTGGGTTACCTACCGGGAAAGGCGCCGTTGGATAGGTCGCTTCCGGCCGGTAGGTTATTTCCTTGTAAATTGGTGCTGGGTCTAATGTTGGTGTTTGTTTAGGTTGATTACTCGCGAAAACCGCTCGTGCTATGCCGATTGCCAGTATTGCTACCAGTGCTACGGTCAGCCAAAATAGTTTTTTACTCGTGTCTTCCCCTCTTTTTAGTGATAGCCACCAGATGTCTTGTATGATCCGGCTGTTCTCCCTCGCAGTTAGTTAAGACTATATATAATTATACAATCTTTGCTGCTTTTTTTCTAGGTTTTCGGGGCTCGACCAGTGGCATGAACTCGCCAATTTTGTATACTTGAGAGTATACTTCTCGCCCTCGGACTTCCGCTACTAATCGGCATTCCTCAACAATATCTGAATCCAGATCCTCATTCATCCAGATGGTTACGACTGTCCCGGTAACAAGCTTTTGAAGCCAGTAAGGAAGCTTTCGCAACCTTGGTCCAACATAACTATTATAGAGAAGTTTTCCCATCTGTTTGGCGTGCGAGATCATACTCTCCGATGCAAATAGCTTGTCAGCAAATGCAGCTTCAGATTTGGCGATTGCTTTTTGTAGCCTAGTTTCCTCCTTCATGCGTCCCTCTACAATTCTATGTTACGGACCATCTCTTCGATCCGGGCGTTATTGCGTAGGGCTTTGTCGTTCATCTCTTCTAATGATCGACCAACATCGGTCATCCTAGGATTGACTCCATTTTTGACATCAGGCTCTGGGGTTTGCTTTGATACTGGAGCTACCTTTCGCTCGAGAAGGCTAATAAGCTCACTTTGAGATGCCAGAGTGCTCTCTATCATCATGAATACTTCTTGTATTTCCGATACTCTTTCTACTGCATCACAACCTTCATCTATTCTAGCCATTATTTTGCCTCCTGATCGTAGATATTTACTCCACCGGCCTGAGCCTGAAGGAATTTACCTAGTCTCATTACAGCATCCTCAACGTGGCGATAAGCCAGTGTCAGATTAGCCATTTCTTCTCCGCGGTCCTCGATACCATCTACTTCACAATTATTGAGATAGCTTTTGATCTCGTTGATTTTTACTCCGAATGCCTTACCTTCAGCACGAAGCTCGCTGATTTGATCTTTAACTGATGGTCCCATTTTGGATCTCCTTTTTTATTTGTTTTAACACGTCTGGGCTGTCTTTCAGCCATTTTTTTGCCGCTTCTTTGCCTTGCGCCACGGCTTCATCCTGATACTTCACCCAAGCACCAGACATCTTCACGATGCCCTTTGCGATGGCTAGGTCAAGTATTTCCCCTTCTACCGAGATGCCCTCATTATACATGACGTCAAATTCTGCGGTTTTGAACGGCGGGGCGACTTTGTTTTTCACAATTTTGGCGTAGACGCGGATGCCGTTAATCCCTTCGTCTATCTTACGGGCTCGTAGTTCAACCCGCACGGAAGCAGCAAATTTCAATGCCATGCCTCCCGGTGTAACTACAGGGGAACCGTAACCTCCAATATTCATTCGGGTTTGGTTAATGAAAATAACCACCGTATTGGTCTTGTTGATAATGGCCAGCATCTTTCTGGTAGCCTGACCCATGAGTCTTGCCAGAAGCCCCATGTGCGAATCCCCAATGGCCCCTTCAAGCTCGGCTCTTGGAGTAAGCGCTGCAACTGAGTCGATAACAATGACTCCAACCTTACCTGATTTAAGCATGTCCTCACAGATTTGAAGTGCTTGTTCTCCGCTGTCAGGCTGGGATATGAGCATACTATCAGTGTCGAGTCCGCACTTTTGAGCGTATGAAGGATCAAAAGATTGTTCTGCATCAACAAGGAGCACACCTTCGCCGAGCTTTTGTGCTTCGGCCATCGCATGATAAGCAAGCGTTGTCTTTGCGGAACTCTGAGGTCCATATATTTCGACAATTCGTCCGCGAGGGAAACCGCCTCCGATAGCGTCATCGAGCGATACTGAGCCACTTGATAGGAAAGAAACATCCATGGAATGCTTATCGCCAAATGACATGATTGAGCCTTTACCGAACTTTTTCTCGACACCTTGTATTGCATCTTGCAGTTCCTCCTGTAGGTTACTTTTTGCCATGTTTATCCCTCCACTTTCTATAAAAATTATAGACCTTGAACGGAACACTATCCTCCATTTGACCGATTCTGTGACTTAGCTCGTAGATTGTTTTATGGCAAGCCTCTTGCTCTCGGTTTATGATACCTTCTATCAGCGGCATTACCTTCTTGGCATCGCTGAAACAGATATAATAGTCTTCCCTGAAAAGTCCTCCAGCAGAGGCTAGTCGAATCCGCTGATAGATTTTCTCCTCATAGAGGGCTACGCTTTCGGGGAGTGGCTGCCCCTCAAAACCAACGAAAGGGTCTCCCTCAATGAGTATTCGCTTCCTGAACACATCTTGTCCTTTAGGGACTGCCACCTCTTCTTCGATGAAGTCTATGATTTTAGCCATTTTCTAACTCCCATCAGGGACTTCGGTAAAGTCGATATAATACGACCTACCGATTTCGAATGATACTGCCTCATTCTTCACCGTCATCGTTAGATTGCCAGCCGGAGTAGTCCCAAAGAACATTTCATTCTCGGGGCTTCCAGATGTCACTGGACTAAACTCGTAGGTTACAGCCCAAGTGGTTTCCTTTTTCGACACGCAGGTAAATTTTGCTCTTACCATCATTTCTCTCTTTCTTGTATAAAATTCTTTAATAATACCGGTTGATAATCTGTGTATTCTAGGGCCAGAAGCTTATTGAATTTTCTAGTCACTATGTTGGCGTGATGCCCATTAGCATCGTGCATGTGGCCATGGATGTTGATGTCGAACGATCCGTCCCATGCTATCGGGATGTGAGTAAACGCGATGCGCTTACCGAACATCTCGAACTGGAATCTGTCTACCACGGCATCCCAACCATTGTTGAGATACCAGTGTATTGTTTTGCGGTCATGGTTGCCCTTGACGAGAATCGTTCTACAACCTAGCTCTTCTTTGAACCAGTTGCTATTTTCTGAATCTGCTCCGATGCAGATGTCCCCTAGATGGATGAGAAGATCCCCCGGTTTCACGTTTCTTCTTAACGCATTCTTGATCTTACACTCAAAGTCCTCTGGTCGACCAAAGGCTACTAGAGCCTCGTGAGAAAAATGAGTATCCGTTGTCAGCCATATTTTCATTGTTACCCCTTCACTACTGCGAGAGGAGTGAGCGTGTGGACGATCTCCACTAGGTCCTTCTGATTCTCCATTACTACCTCGATGTCTTTGTATGCTCCCGGTGCTTCATCAAGCTGGTGGATGCCACGGACCCCGTGTAGCACTCCCATTGCGTCAAGCGCGGCTACTTCAGCTTCCAAGTCAAGGCGTCTCTCAGCATCTTTTCTGCCCATTTTTCGTCCTGCTCCATGAGAACAACTATTAAAAGACTCATGATTACCCAAGCCACGAACAATATAGCTTTTGCTTCCTTGGGAACCCGGGATAATCCCGATATTTCCTGCACCCGCATAAGTGGCTCCTTTCCTGTGAACCATAACGTCTTTGCCGTAGTGGTGCTCCATCTTGGCATAGTTATGGGCGATGTTAATAATCTCATCGAACTCAGCCCCAAGCTCTTTGCTCTTAAAGATGTCGATGACGGCATTCATCATGTGCTTACGGTTGGCTAGAGCGAATTCAACACAGTAGTTCATGTCCATGATATAGTCTTTGCCTTCGACTGAATCCAGTGGCAGGAAGGCTAGCTCATGTTTCTTTGGAATTTGTGAAAAATACTGTTCATTTAATTTCACAGCTATCTTGTTGTGATGGTCTGCGACTGTTTTCCCTAGGTTACGAGAACCTGAGTGAATCATAATCCAGATGTGGCCATCTTCATCCTTCTGGATCTCGATGAAGTGGTTACCACCTCCGAGGGTCCCGAGAGACTTCCGGGCGTTGTTGTATTGCTCTGGTATCACTGACCCGAAATCTAACTTAGGCATCAGGGCCTCGTCCTGCATTTCTTGGTGCTTGTTGAATCCCAGAGGAATCGCATTACGAATCTCTCCAACGATTTCTTTCAGCACATCGATGTCTAGGTAGGTAAGTGAAGTCCGGACAGCACACATCCCGCATCCGATGTCTACACCGACTGCGTTCGGGATGACTACGCCCTTGGTAGCGATAACGCCACCGATAGGCATGCCGTATCCTTGATGGCTATCTGGCATGATGGCAACGTGATGAAGGATGAAGGGAAGCTCAGCCAAGTTTTTAGCTTGGGCCATTGCCCCGTCCTCAATATCATCCAGCCATAGGTAGATTGGGAATCTTGTTTCTTCTGCTATTACTTTCATACTGTCTCCTTACGTTCATTCAACCCTTTGAATAGAATTTCCTTACAAAGCCTACACTGCCAGACAGAGCCCTTTACCCTAGTCTTACATCTCGGATGTAAACATACGCTTCTTTTCTGCTCTTCTACTATAAAGGACCCTCCCGGCGTCCATGGCTTTGGTGGTAATCCTAATGTGCTCATTTTCCCTCCTCTTGGACCATTCCACGTTTTACCATGTCGGCCCACTCTTTCTTTGAATAAAATTCTTTTTGTAACTTTGGCTTAGCTCCGCATACAGAGCAAATCCCATCGTGGACTGTTTTACTTCCGCACATCTGCATCCTCCTGTGCGTAAAGTAGCTCTCCGAGGAGTATCCTACATCTCGTTCCTTCGTCTGAAAACATCTTATTTATGTAGTCAATCTTATCCGCGGCAATCATGTCTTTGATTATATTGTGTATATCCATCAGATTATCCTCTCCGTTATTTTTCCGCTTGGTAAATCATACTTCAAGTCAAAGTCACCGTAACCGGGACCGTTCCTGTCTTTGTGTATTCGGACTACCATCTCGCTCTGTTTGCGGGCGTAGTCCATCCGGTCCATCTCATCAATTTTGTCAGCCTCGTCTATCGGTGTCAGGTTCCTCCAAAGCATCAGCACTTGGTCAGCATCCTGTCCGAGAGAGCTTGAGTTCTTCAAATCATTGATGGTAGGGATTCGGTTCTCTTTGTCTTTTCTGGCCGTATGGGAGATCACCATGATTGGGACTCCCAGTTTGACCGCTAATTGTTTGATCTGCATTATCAGGATAGATATTTCACTAGTCTGATTCTGCGCGCTCCTCGCAAAGAAGTGGATGTGGTCTAGGAAGATTGCCTGAATACCGTAATATTTCTTAGCGGCAATCGATACCTCGCGGACCACTGACATCGTTGTCTCTTTATCTCCTGCGAAGTAGAAGTAGAGCGGTAGCTGCTCATATAGCTCAGTCATATCAGCGACATCTTGTCGTGTGAAGGAGCCGAATGGCTTGCCCTCTATGATCGAGCTCATGCGCTTCACGGTCTCCCGAGGTTGATTCTCCAGAGAGAACACCAGCACTGGGATATTCCGCTTAGCCATATCTGAGGCTATATTATTGGCAAAGGTAGATTTCCCTACCCTTGTCTCCGCTCCTACCACTAATACTTGCCCCGGACCCATGCCCGAGAACTGCTCATCTAGTTTTGGGTAACCGAGAGCGAGGCCCTTGCCGTTGTCATCATGATCTATCTGACCCATCAGCTCTGAAAAGGAGTAGACCATCTCTGGCTTTACCTTGTCAGCACTGCCGATGAGCTCAGCTAGCTCTTCACGAGTATGACCAGAGGTCATGAACTCGTTCATATCCTTTACTGGTAGCACCACGTTGACGCAACGCTCGAACCCGAGTCTCTCGATAATTTTCTTAGCACCTTTCTGGCCCGCCTCGTCTGAATCGTAAACTACTACGACCCTATCAGCAGCGTCCAGTTGCTCCATTTCTGTCTTCACTAGTCCTTGTGCCCCTGTGACCCCAGAAACGGCTACAAAGCCCATCTGTGTGGCTGCTATGGCATCAAACTCACCCTCCACTAGCATGATTGGCTTGCCCGCTGTCACTGCGTCACCATTGAATAGGTAACTTGGGCAGTCCTTCTCACGCATGTAGAACTTGTCTGCGGGAGGCATGGTTCGGTATTTGATGTTGACGAGCTTCTCGTCTTTGATAATCGGCAGGGCAATCTTCCCATCTCCAGTAACTCCGAGGTAGAACTTCTCTATTGTCTCAGGAGTAAACCCTCTCTCTAGTAGATAATCCATGGCCTTTTTATTTTTCGCCAGATTCTCATGGTAAGCTACCATGTGCTCTGGCTTTGGATAGACTACCGGCTTGGCTTTGGTGGTGGTAGTGGCCTTCTGAATATGGGATAAGATATTTCCGCCGAATTGTTTTCTGAGGTGCCATAGGTTGCCGGTTGCTCCGCAGACCTTACAATCCCATAGTCCCTGCTCTTGCTTGATGTAGAAATGCCATTTATCCTTGCCGCACATTGGGCATACTCGCACTACAAACTGGCCTCCAGATGTAGTCTTGTATTCCCAACCCTGACCTTGGATAAAAGCTTCGACATCATACACATTAGGGTCTTCGAACATCAGCTCCCCTCTTCCCCTTATTATATTACTTCTACGATCTCTTCGACCTTTAGGATCGTAACGTTGTCGCACTCGTGCTGCTCGTTTTCAACGAATCGGGCTATTGCCTCTTCCCGGTCTTTGCCGGTCACAGTCATGCTTTTTTCACCTCTGAAGGTGATTTGAAATAGCTTTCTCATGGCTACTCACTTTCCTCTATCGCCTCTACGATAGACATCTGCCCCGGCAGAACATCTTTACGTTCTACAAGTATAGGACGAGAATCTGCATCAATCAAGTTTCCCCGAGCGATACGCAAATTGTCTAGGACAATCTGTGTCTGCATGAATCCGCGCCAGTTCTCGTAGTTGCGAAACCCTGAGTCGACCCAAGTGGTGAAACTCTTACCAGTGTCAACGTCCTTGAACATCAACTGGTAGACCGTTCCACCCGTTTTCTTACTGGGGTTCGCTTGGACTTTCAGTAGTATGGCTCTCATACTCCTCCTTCCTTAATATTTTTGGCGGTCCCTAGCAGAATCAAACTGCTGCTTCCACAGTGACAGTGTGGTGTCATACTCACTAGACCAAGGGACCTTGGTGACAGAGGTAGGAATCGAACCTACACAGCAATTGCGACTGGTTTACAGCCAGCGAGACTCACCACCTGTCTAACTCTGCCATTTTCTTGTTGACAACCCATCATCCTATTGTGTTAACATTTCTTGCAGGGGTGGGGATGATCGAGCTAACTCAGTCTAAGCATATCATCTCCCTTACTTCACCAATTTCGGCTTGGTTAAGCTATTTGGGGGGGGGTAAGGGGGGGAATCCTGATACTACTAGTCAAGCATAAACAATTTAATCATTTTGTAATAAGGGAAGCTCTGGAAACTTATCCACAGCCTCCCTTATTTATTCAATTAGCTAGCGAATGGAATCTTACCAGATTTCACTTGCTCTTCCTGAGTCTCTACCTTTGGAGTCGTGGCTAGGAAGTCAGCTGGCATCTCTTTGTCGTCTACAATAGTTCCACCTAGAGCTTCAGCTACTTCTTCGGCTGTAACACCTGCGGCTAGGTCCTCAGCGGAATCCTGCCCCGGAAGAAGGTTGTTGAAGTTCTGAGAATGTTGAACATATTCAGCGGCTAAGTCAGCTACTAGAGCTTCGTTGGCTTCTTTCAGATCGACACCAGTTTCGATAATCCAGTCACGCCATTTTACGGCGCCATTCTTCTGGACTTCACCCAGTTTGATCTTGTAAGAAAGTTCGAACAACGCTCGTCCAGTGTCATAGTGACGCTGTAGAATCGTTCTAGCTTCTTTCAGAGCCTTACCACGGAAGCGGACGATGAATGGTTGTGTTCGTCCAGAGTCTAGGAATCCAGCGAATGCTAGAGTTAGACCGCACTTAGGTGGTGTGCCTTTACCAGTGCTAGGATCTTTTGGACCCCAGTCAGCGTTAGCACATTTGAAGCAGTCTCCGTAGACATCGCCTACAAGGGCATCTTCATTCAGTGATTTGTTGGTAGAACGGCAGTCAGGCTTTGAGCCTTCCCCGAATCCACCAGTGAACAATGCGCGCTCATACCAAGCGTTCGTGAAGATTACGTCCCACTCTTCCTTGCGTTCGCCGTTCTGAGTGTATTCGATCTCTCCGGTATCGTTGTCACGTTTGAGCTGCCCGATGGTAGCCTTAGGTGTGAAACCTTCTAGGCCCATTGGTGTGCCTTCTGGTGTGACATAGACTGATAATTCTTGAGTCATTTTGTCTCCTTAATTTATTTTAACTTTGATTCAATTGTCAAAGGGCTACCCTCAGCAACCTGAGCATAAAACACTTGTCCGTCAATTTCGTTCATCTTCCCAGTGACCGATTCCTTGTGGTCAATGAAGAACATGTTCACCTGACCTTGGGTCAGTTTGTCGAGTAGTAGTGAAAATGCTAGGTCTATCTTCTTTTGTTCGCCAGTGGATAATCTCTTGTAGATTACGCCGTTGACGTAGACTTCAAAGCACTCCTGCCATTCGAGTGTCGTCTTGATTTCCCGTAGTGTTTTTACCTCAATTCCGCTGTTCAGCTTCTGTAAATATTTTACAATAGGTTGTAGCTTCATGTCAAGCTCTATTGCCGGTAATCCTTTTGGTGCGAACGCGTCTATAATGGCTTGAATATCCTTTAACTTATCAAGCTTCACAGACTGCTCAGCCTTCGCCTTCTCAGCTTTTTCAGCTATTTCCAGAGCAACTCCCTTCATCGCATTGAATTTGGCCTCAGCGATGTCCAGTTGGCTCTTCACAGATGCTGGCATTGGTAGCGGCCGCTTACACATCTCACAGTCAGCCGGCTTTGGCTCCGCGGCATACTGCTTGCGTAGCATGATGACCTGCTTGGCCTGAGCCTCGAGCTCTTCTCTGGTGTATGGTTTGGTAGCGACTACTGCTCCTAGCTGTGAGATCTCCATCTCCAAATTCCTCTTAATTCCCATGAAGCGGGCCCGTTCTTTGCCGTAGTCACTGAAAATGATGGTGTATTTTTCAGCAAGCTCCTTTGGATAATGCTTGAGGAATAGTGCCTCGTGGTCGACCTCAGGCGTGTTATTCAGAATCAGCTGTCTCTGGACTTTCTCTTCCAGTTTGAAGAAACTGCCAGAGTCAAAGATTGCTTGGAATAGGTTTACGTCCGGCAATACTGTTTCCAGATTTTTCTGGGTAGCATCGGACTGTAAATCGTCTTGGCTTCCGTCAATGAATAGGATACGAGTTTTGTTCACCGAGCGGATACGCTTGATAGTGAATGTCTCAAATTCGCACCATACTTCCATAATCTTCTCACCAGTCCTGATGAGGTCATCGAGCCCCTTGTTTGATCCGTTGGCGTCTAGGCCATAGAGACAGAATAGAATTGCTTCTTTGACTGTCGTCTTCCCTGTGCCGTTCTCCCCTAGGAGGTAGTTGATTTTCCCAAAGTCCAGTTTAGAATCTTCGAACTTTCGGAAGTTTTTTAGCGTGATACTTTTTAATAGCATATTGCTCCTCTGTTATCATTGGCTTCCCGCAGAAAGCGCAACTTATTTTAATATTTCCTTGGCCATCAGGCGTGCATTTGTAGCCTATGGCGTCACACTCACAATCTGGCTTCATTTGTCATACTTCTCCTTCAATTTGCGAAGCACGGGGAATCTCTCCTCGTAGCTTGGCAAGGTTTTCCTCAGACCGTATCTGACGATGTCGACCGCTCCCCAACCGTCTAAGTGTTTTTTGATCTTCACTAATCCCCATGCTGCGTTGGTCTCCCTAGTAATATACGCATATTGTAGCAAGGTTTTTTCGGGTATCTTTACCTTGCGGAAGGCTGTATCGTTTTCGTTAATGTATCTCACTCCGGCTTTCACGGCTTCCTCAATCAAATCAGAAGCGGTCCGGTTTGTGTTAACGGTCATCAGGTATTGTAGTGCCCAGTAATCGTATAGCGAGAGCATGTAGTTTCGCCCTATCTTTGCTTTTTCTCTTGTAGCCATCTAGTTTCTCCTCTTAAATACGCCATAGGTTACCTTGATTCTTCCGTCTCCGTTGTCATCGATCTGAACCCAGAGAGCCCCGCCTATGAATTTGTTACCGATATATAGGTCGATAGGGTAGCAGGTCCGTTTGCTCGGTTTCAGCTTCACTCCCTTGGTAGTGAAAAATTGTTCTACGTCCATTATTCCTCCTCTGAGTAGATGTTCTTCGGGTCGATGTCATTCCACTCGCAAATGGGGACAAGGTCGATAACAAAGTAGGTATCCCGCATGTTCACCTCGACACTATCCTCATCGAATACACTTGTTTTCTCTCTCAGCAGGTCTTGGAACTCTTTCAGCTCGTAGTAGCTGAGAAATACTAGTAGTCGGTCTCCGTGCCAGTGAATTTCAGGGTCATTGTCCTTGATAAATTTGTATAGTTCTAATTCTGTCATGTTATCCTCCCAAAATCATGTTTAGACCAGTCCCTAGTGCCCACATGGTCACTAGGAATACGATAACCATTATAATGGTGGCTTTGAATATCTGCGCTCTACTCACTGACTTCCTCCTCTACGGTTTTAATTGTTACATCGTTATCTATGAATTTGTAGTCCAGTTGCTCCGGTCCGATATTCCTGAGATGCTCCGCGAGCCCTTTGACCGCGTCATCTTTCGTGAGCCCAGAGTAGCGAGCAATGCCCGTCTCTTCATAGCGGAATTTGATCAAAAATGATTTGCCCATCTTTACGCTCATTCTTCGCTCCTAATCTCTTTCATAACATGGAGGACTTCTTTCATGCTGTCAGCGTCATACTGCTCCCCGTCCTCATCGGTGAGCGTATATCGTGGGTTCACGCTAAGAACAAAGTTATACTTGTCTAGCGCGATGTCGGTAAGCTTTTCAATATCCATTTTACTCATCTCCTTCTTCTTTTATTATTTGGAATCCGCTATCAATCCATTCTTCTTCGCCAATCCCCCACATCATCGCGGTGAAGGTTAGAACGTCTTCACGTTTGCCTTCAATCTGCCAGTCGTGGTATGTCGGACGTAGCTCGCACCTTAATTTCTTGGCTAGTGCCTTCATCTCGTCCAGATTGTCAAAGCTGTCTTCATCGTTCAGGTCTCCCAGACCCGCAAGGATAATTGTGTTACTTTTCATCATTACTCCAAAGCTCAAAGTTTTGATATTCGTCATCGTCTCGAATAGTCTCATAATCTTCATATTCAAGACCAGTCCAGTATCTCTCATCGGTCTCGCCCGTCTCTTCGTCCACCTCTCCGCAGCTACCCTGACCATATTCATAGCTCATCAAGTTTAATCCCGCGGGAATACTCTCAAAGCGTAGCATATCCAGTGCTTCTTCGCGCGTTACCTTCTTGCCCCCGCCATTCGGTGTTAGTTCGACCTCGAACAAGGGCCCTTCACCTTCACAATCAAGACAGCGCACCTCTATGCCTGTCTGTCGGTTGGTTCCCCAGTCCCAAACATCGTTAATTTCGATCCGATGCCCTACATGGGTATTTAGCTCATCGTAGCCCATGGAGTAAACTTGTGGCTCGCTCATGACTTCTCCCCCTTTACTACTTCAAATACTTGTGCTAAATCTAGGCTTTTGTCTAGCTTCTCAGCTAGCAGAATGTAAGCTTCCCCTTCACTGTTGGCGGTTACTTTTGCTTGAATAGTGTAGACAGTTTTCATGATTTACCTCTTCTCTCTGAGATAAACAGCCACGTCTTCGCATGACTTCTCAATCTCAGCGTCATTATCTAGCCAAGTTGCGTTTTTGAGCAGTGTGAGCGTGCTGAAGGCTTTATCGTCCAGCTCACAATTTTGGTCTTCGTTGACTATGCCTTTCATGTCTTCTAGGTAGTTCGCCAGTAGCCTGACGTCTCGGAAAATGTGCTCTTTTGGTTTGTCTTCCTCTTCAAAGTGTTTTTGCTCATCGTGGTAGAGATAGTTGACCACCTCGGTGAGAGCTTTGTATTGCTCTTGGTTCATGGTTATTCGCTCCCTTCAATTATGTTTTGAATCTGTCGAATAGCTTCACGCAGTCCCGAGGCGTAGCCCTCTTCCCAGTCAGCGTCATCGAAGCGCTCTTCCTTGTTTGCCAATTCCCATAGCCTGTCCGCCTTCACGGCGCTCTTCTCGAGCCGTTTCAGTTCTTTGATGATGTTCTCTAACATATCCGTTCCAATCTCACGGCCATTGAGCCGTATTTAGTTTTTAATTCGTCCCAAGTCCCAAAGTCAAAGGCGGTCCAATATCGTCCCGCCTTGTGTAGTGTAATTCGCCACTTCATTTGAGGTCTTTGAGCTCAGAAGCATAAACACGTTTGAATCTCTTCACAGTCCCCATGCTTCCATTGCTCCCGCTGTCAATCTGTAAGTCTACGAAGTCCTCGCCACGCTCTTCATCGTAGCCAACCCATACACTCCCGCCGATATTCCAACCCCGAGCAGTCGCGTCCATTCCGCTTGATTTAGAGCCGAGACGTGAAGCCTCTCCCCTGTTACCTTTAACGTAGCCGATAAAATGTGCCATGACTAGAATCCTTTCGCTGTTAAAACGAGGTTAATAAACCAGATATAGGCTACAAAGACCACTAGACAGATTGCCCATGTCTTTACAGCCTCCCAGAGACGCCCACGCTGTCGTGGATGGAAGATAGAAGCTTCTTGCTTCATGTATACCCCCTTTGTTTATTTATAAGCCCAGAGAGCCCTGTATAGCTCTCCGTGTCTGTAAACAAACCCGCGCCGTTCCATACTATATTACGCAATAAAGGCGTTTCCTCTATCGGCTCACTCTAATGGTATTCGTGGAGCCCTTCGCGCTCGTAGCTACTCGTGCGGTTATTCAGTTATCAAGGTAGTTTGCTCTCTTCTGCTGTCTGCTCGGGGCACTTGCTCTATCTAGTAGAGCGGTGGCGTCTTGCCGTGTCCGTTGTGCTTTTAGCTTAATGACATAATACATCAAAACATCAACTAAGTCAATAAGAACATGAAACGGGCTTTTGTTTTTAGAAGGCTTTGAGCAGTATATAGGCTAGAATGTATATATAGTATAGAAGAGAGAGCAGAGCCAGATTGTTTGTCTGTCTGATGAGTGATGACAATAACGAGATGCGCCCATAGTAGACAATCAAGGGGCATATAGTCGTGTCTGATAATGTATATTGTGCGACACTGTATAGCGTTATGCCTACACATAGCCAAAAGAATACTATAAGAATGATATAATAGTAGTAGAATGTAGAAGAATGACGCATTTGCGACCCTAGACGCCCCCACCCCACCCGAGGGGAGACAACGAGCCCACCCCCCTGCTGGGTAGTATACCTTGTCTATATAATTTCCTCAGCGAATTTGACTTTCTTATATATATAGCATATAGTATATGTATATAGAGTATATAATATAGAAGAAAGGGGTAGTCTATGAAGATACCAGTAGGATCTAAAATTAAGTTCATGGGTGAGAAGCAGCGCTACACTGTTCAGGCGAGTAATGTGGCGTTCCTTATCTGCACGAAGCCATTCAACCCGAGGAAGACAGTTCTATATTGCATTGTGGACCTCATAGAGGGCGTCAGGGGGCCGGAAGACCTTATCTTTGGTATGGGGGCCGAGACGAAGGAAGAATGCGAGGAAATGCTTGTTAGGGTTACTGAGGGTGAATCAGAAGTCTCCCACCGTCACCGAGCTCCTCTGCATGTTGAGGCTGTTTATGTCGAAGGTCATGGCCCCGTTCGGTTCCCAAGTATCATGCCATACTCAAAGGAATCGGATGCTCCCATTATGGCAGAATAAGTTTTCTGATTGACATCTATATACTATATAATATATACTATATATAGAACACTGAGCCAATTTAACGATTTGCTGTATAACCAGTGCTCTGCTATGTGGGTCTGAGAGTTTGGCTACCCCCTTTCTCTCGGGCACACTACCATGAAGCGAGACCCCCGCAGGGGGATCAACGATGGGGAGGGTCCATCCCGCTTCACCTTAAAAATTTAGATTCTGGGCTTCAGGCGGGGTGATAGGACAATCCTCATGAGATTGTCTGAAATTGGTAAATCAGCCGTTCGCGGTTGTGGGGAAGTCATGAGCCTAGGGCACCCCACCTAAAGCCCAGAATCATATCAGAGTGTAGCGCAGTTGGCTAGCGCGCGCGGTTTGGATCCGCGAGGTCGCAGGTTCGAGTCCTGCCACTTTGACCAAAATTATAACTAAACAACAGAAAGAAGGGTTCGGATGCCGACAGTAGGAGTATATTTAAGTAATTCAACTTATATGAAGTTGATGGGAAAACACGGGAATAAGATCGGGAAGCACATCTCTGGGCTTGCTGATAAAGACGCCGCGGGCAAAATGGACTCGCTCAAAGAGGATGCCAGAATTATGGATTCTCTAGTTGAGCCAGTTCCGATGCCAGATATTAAGCACTCGAAACTTACCCCGCCCAAGAAACCGAATAAGGTTATAAATAAAAAGACCGGTGAGATCACCATCGTAGAGTCAGAGGATGCCGCGATGGAAGAATTGATGGGAGGTCTATAATGAGACAAGGAACTGTTACCCTGACGCCCGATGAGGCGATGCAGGGTATTTATATGGCCGCTCTCAAGAAGGCAGGACTGAAAGGGGCTTTCGCCTGTTCGATGGAGGATGGCGAAGACGACTCGGTTATAGTAACTTACGAGGAGGAAGAGGATGTTGAATCAGCTTAAAGGTTTCATATTCAGTTTGGTATTCGGAGCTGCATTATTCTGGGCAGGTATCGGATTGCTCGTCCTAGCCTTGTGGATAAAGATAGCGCTATGAAGAAGCCGGATTTAGACTATACCCTAGTGGAGCGGGTCTATAATGTCTCGCGGCAGAGCATCTACAACTGGACTAAAAAGGGCACGGAACTAGACGAGCTTGCTAAGCGCGGCATCGCTATCTCGCCCACATACCTCGAGGAGATGTTCCAGTTTGTGAATCCAAAGCGTTTTGACGATCTATCGAAGATGCCCCCGGGCAAGCTTGTCCCCGCCGAAATACTCTGGCTTCAGATGGCCTACAGTTACCCCGGTGGCCCAGTGATAGATCCACGGCCAAGAAAGAATGCTTTGAAGGGAGTGTATTACGATGAAAAAGATAGGAGATGGTATCCGAGACCATTCGTCAAACTCCCGGGTTAATCAGAAGCTTATCGCAGAAGTAGGAAGAATCAACGGGAAACTAGACGATCTTAGAAAAAGGGGAATGATTGTTCAGGGATTAAGGAAAATATCATATCAACAGCTAGAGTTTATGCGGCACTACCTAGCATGTGGAGATCCAGAGAAAGCCGCATTCGCAGCGAACGTAAATATAAAGCATAAAAGATCCGCAAGGAAATGGGGAATGAAACAGTTGGAAAATCCATTCGTTCAGACTACAATTAAGAAGGCCCTAGAGGGGGAATCAAGACTATCGCCAGATAAAATCGCGGCGAAGATTGGTGATGCTTTTGAAGAAGCTGTTACGGTAAATGACATCGTTAAGGTGGCTGAGTATGTTACAAAAGCCAGAGGGGAAATGAATGACGGGAACAAGATTGGGGTTAATGTCGGCATCGGAGTTATCGGAGGTCAATCGACTGAAGAACTTGAGAAGCAGTTTGCTATCCTCACTGCTAGCGGAGAAGAGCAACCCATCGGACGAGGAGGGGATGAAACTAGCCTCCTTGATGAAATTACTATCTGAGACCGAAGCTAAACTCGGACTCTTAAATTTTGACTTCTTCAATGAATTTATATTAGGTTGTGGGAATATCGATGATGTTCACCACGATCTTTGCGAACGTGCTCAATATGGTCCACATAGACAGATGGACCTCATCCCCCGTGGTCATCTGAAGACCCAGATTAAGACTATCGGGTATTCTTGTTGGCGTATTATAAAAGATCCGAACATTCGTATCTGTTTGATGTCCGCTAAAAACGATCTGGCTGAATCATTCTTGACTGCTATTAAGTCTCACTTCGAATCCAACCAGAAACTCAGGATGTATTACGGGGACTTTGTAGGCAAGAAATGGAATGAGGGCGAGATAGTGGTCAGCAAGCGCGACAAGACCTCACTGAAGGAGCCTACAGTGATCTGCGCGGGTGTTGGAACGTCTCTTACGTCTCAGCATTACGACCTTATCATCCCAGACGATATTGTGAATGAAACTAACGTTACCACCAAAGAGCAAATCGACAAGGTTAAAGAATATTGGGGGCTTTGTCAGTCTCTGGGTGATGGTGACCAGACCGATTGGCGTATTACCGGGACCCGTTACCACGATTCTGACCTTTATGGAGATTTGATTGAGAAGAATGATGCGGCACCAAAGCCATATTCAATTTATATTCGGGCGGTTATCGAAAATGGTAAGCCAATTTGGCCGTTCAAGTTCAACTTAGAGCATATCGCTGACCTTCGTTCAAACCAGAGCGCCTATACTTTCTCATGCCAGTATTATAATGACCCAATCAATGCTGAAGATGCCGATTTCAAGAAGGAATGGGTTCAATACTACGATGATGACGACCTGAAGGACGACCGCGGGAACGAAATCAAGAAGGTAAATCACTTCATTACGCTTGATCCGGCTATCGGGCAGGGCGAGCGCAACGATGATACCGTTTTCTGCCAGTGCGCGGTTGATGAAGATAACAACTGGTATGTTTCCTTTCCATCGGTGGGCAAATTTACGCCAGCTTCCACCGTGGATAAGATATTCGAGCACGATGAGGAGTATAAACCGAAGACTACCGGCATCGAGGGCGTCTCATTCCAGAAGGTTCTACAGTATATGGTCCACACCAAGGAACGTGAGCTTAATAACTTTATTCCTATTACCGAACTGAAGCCAAACGCGAGATCAAAGGTAAATCGCATAAGGGGATTACAACCTCGCTTTGAAAATGGTATAATATATATACGCAGAGATGATAAGAATACAGAAAAGTTCGTTGACCAGTTGCTTCGCTTCCCGACAGGTAAGCATGACGACATGATTGACGCGCTTGCCTATATGCTGGACATCGCATATCCACCACGCAAGAAAGACAAAGACAAACGCAAACCGAAACGCAAGCCCATGGATAATATAACGAATTATTAGAGGGGAAAAGAATGGCCGTAGAAACAATTGAACCGACCGAGGCAGTAGACAAGGTCGCACCGGATTCGACTGAAGGGGAAACAGTCGAAAAAACACTGGTCCAGTCATGGTATCCTTCCTTTTTAGATAAAGAAACAGACGGCACTGATGGTGAAAAAGCTCAAGCATGGGTTCTCGCTAGACGCAAGTCTATGGCCGCAGCCCGTGAACAATACGAGGCTATTTGGCGTGCCAATGAAGATGCCTACCTAGTCAAGCAGGGAACTACCGTAGTTGGTGAAGAGTGGCGATCTACTATGACCGTCCCACTTACACACGGAATGATTGAAACTGTAGTAGCCGAGTATGCTGACAGTCAGCCAAAGTCATTCATCGATGCTGGTCAGGAAGCCTACACCGAGGGTGCTAAGATAATCAAAGACATCGAGAAGTATACCCTGATGAAGGGTGACGCCGAGCTCGAAGATAACATCGCCTATCGCTCGATGGGTATGTATGGAACCGTAGTCGCATGGGAATACTACCGTGAAGACCCAGTTATCATTAAAGAACTCAAGGCTGTGGATAAAAACGGGGTAAAAACTTGGGACATCTATGAGACTACCGAGTTCAACGATCCATACCGTAAGGTGCTTTCACCTTGGGACTTCTACCCACATGAAGCCGCTACTACTATGAATAACATGATCGACTGTATCCGCCGTGAGACCTTCGAACTTCATGTATTTAAGAACATCTACAAGAAATATAAAGCCTCAGAGACCGTTACTGCTGGTGGTGAGACCGATCAAAAAGAGCCAAATCCACGTCCTACCGGTGATTCTGGTAAGGCAATGGTGGAAGTGCTTCACTATTACAACAAACCAGAGGATACCTATTGGATTGTCGCTAACGGCGTGCTTTTGAATGAGTTCGAGGCTGCTTTACCAGATGACCACAAGATGCTTCCTTTTGCCGAGGGTTGCTATCTGAAGAGACTTAACCATTTCTGGGGTCTATCACTGGCTGAAATCATCGCTGGGACTCAATCAGAGCTTAATACTCTACGCAGATTGCGTATGGACAGGGCTAAGCTCAACATTGCTAAGGTCTTCTTGATCTCAGAGCGTGCCGATATTGATGATGATGAACTCCTAGTTCGTCCGGGACTTCGCATCAACGTTCAAGACCCTAACAATTCAGTAAAAACACTCGACTTTTCAGACACAGGGATGTCAGCATACAAGGAAGAAGACGCTCTTCTAGAGGATGCTAGGCTTGGAACCGGTGTTTCTAACCCTTCAATGGCCTCAACTACGGGCGCAACTGCCACTGAAAGCGCTATTGTGAAGGAATCTACCCTAAAAAGAGTCCGTGCGGGTATGAATATCTACCGAATTACATTCACAAACCGCCTTGGAAGGCTCCGTTTAGCCAATATTCTGGCCTATTATCGTGATCCAGTGCGTGTAAACGAGGTTACTGGCAAGGATGGTAAGCTAAAAACCTACGCTATTTACCGCCAAATACAGGTTGAGGACCCTAAAACTGGTGCTCTAAGCTCAATTACGGTCTCTCCAGATGAAATCCGCGGCGAATATCACTACAGAACTCAGTCTATGAGCTCAATTCCACTATCAAAAGCGCTTGAAGAGCAACGTTCAGAGATGCTATTTGACAGATTCATTCAATTACCAGTGGTAGATCCTACTAAAGCCGTTAAATGGCTGATGAAAAAGCACAATGAAGAGGCTTCTGACGTGCTTATGGACAACATCGACACCGCTGGTCCAGAGTTAGCCGAGGAAGAAAACGCTAGAATGATGCAAGGTGGTCAACTACCGGGCACTATCGGAGCTACTCCAGAGCATACCGCGAAGCACATGCTGTTTATTGAGGCTAATGCTTGGACTATCTCACCTAATATTGATGCGATATTTACTGCACACGTCAACGCAGAGCTTAATCCTACAATGCCGAAGGGTGTTGGGACCCTAGCCGCTCCAGTTGGAGCTGACGGGGCTCCTATGAGCACCGGAGTTGCGCCTGAAGCTGGTCAAATGACTGGCGCAGAAGGTGGCGCTCCAGTTACTCCGGGTGGAATGCCAACAGCGGCCGGTATCCCGGGCCAACCACAAGGCGGAAATCCAATGTTACCAGATATGAGTTTTGATCAACAACAAGGTGGCGTGAATGCGTCTATAGCATAAAAGAAAGGGGTTCGGCATGTCGACCGTTTTAGGAAAGGTAACCTACGCAGACCGAGAGGCGCTCTCGAATATCTATCACAGTAAGGATTGGGAAGTGTTCGTCCGTATATTCGGAGAAAACGAGCGTCATGCAATCCACGTCCAGATGGAAAATGACAATAACATGGGTGATGTCATGTTCGATCAGGGGCAAATCCACATGATAAAGAAAATTATTAAAGGTATAACTGAAGCAGGAAGAAGCTTCGATAGAGAGGAAGATCCAAATGGCAACAAAGAAAACACCACAGTCTATAACGGTTAGTCCAGAGTTAAACCAAGCTTTCAGAGCGAAGGTTGACCAGCTCGTTGAGTGGGGCCTTGATAATGGTATCAAAATTGATGCCTACATCGATGTCACAATCAACGGCATAATCCCAATGATCTCGTATGAGCCACTGAATGATGTCCAAAAGGCCCAATACGCAGAGCATAAGAAACTACTTATGGAGTCTCTGAAGGTAGAAAAAGATACTATTGCATCCTAAAAAATGATATAAATTGCTATGCTAAGAAAATGCCAAACATGTGGGACTCGGTTATTTGGAAGGAAACGAAAGTATTGCGACAAAAGATGCTATCCTTCCATGACTTATGCTGCACGAAAGAAGTATACAGGCCCGTATAGTCGCACCGAGACTGGACGATACAAATCATACCAGCAAGGAGCTAAACTAAGGGGTGTAGAGTTCAGTTTAACAGAAACACAGTTTAAGAGTCTTTGGCAGCTACCCTGCTCATATTGTGGAGATCCGATCGATACCATAGGAATAGATCGTGTGGATAATTCTATTGGATATATCGTTAGTAACATCACCCCTTGTTGTGGAGTTTGTAATAGGATGAAGCAACAAAAGACTGTTGCAGAGTTCAAAAATCATGTTAAAAAGATGGTGGACTACATGAAATTGTAGTATAATATATAGTATAGACAACGCACATTCCACAATTTGCACCTAGACAACACAGAGTGTTCGGCAACTATCTGTAAGCTATTTTAGCTTCTGAAGGACTGCCGAACACCCTTCAGAGCTATAACGGCTTCCAGATAGGAGCCGTTTTTTTATGTTTATAAACCGCCTAAGCCTTCACAAGAAGGAGGGCAGGAATAATCTAACCGCCTAAGCTCGCACAGAGAGGGCAAAGAAAGGACAGTAAGATGTCAATGAAACCAGACTTAGTCGCACCCGAGGAGAACGTAACCGAAATCAATCTGGATGGGCCAGATGCCGAGGACGTAAAAACCGGAGACGCTGATGAAGATCAGTTCAACGGGGAAAACATCCTAGATGATGAAAAAGACCAAAAAATCATGGAGGCTTTCGGACTGAAACCAGAGGATGTGAAAGAAGAGGTTGATCCTGATGAGAAGAAGGATCCGGAATCGGACGAGGACAAACCTGAGGTAACTGAAACTCCAGAGGAGAAGGAAGCCAAGGAGAAAGAATCGAAAGAGGACGTGAAAGAACCCGTTACTATAGATTGGGAATCTGAAGAAAATCCTTATAAAAGGGATTACAACGCTTCAGCCCGAGAAGTAAACGAAGTTCTGTTACCCGCTAAAGTAGAGCGTGACGCCCTTCTAGCCGAGAAAGCATCTCGAGGAGACTGGGAAAAGGAACGTGACGAAATCCGTGGGATACTCAGGAGCAATCCTGAACTGACAAAGATGTTTCTCGAGCAATCGGAAGTATATGTGCCAGCTCCTACAGAAAAGCCAGCAAAGGTTAGCAACGAGATCGACCCATCCGTCATAGACGCTGCGGTTGAGAGAAAGCTTGGACCAGCAGGTCTAAAAGCTATCGAAGATGCTAAAGCTGCCGCCGAGAAGGAAACGATGGACGCCATCGGAGCCTTTGAGACAGCTCACCCGGGCCTTACCCGCGAAGAAAAGGGTATCATCGCAACACAGACAGCGATTTTGCAGTCTACTCTGAAACTGCCATTGAATGAAGCTCTCGAGCGCTCATTCAAAGCTACTTACCCAGAGAAGGCAAACGAAGCTGAGCGCAGGGAAATGGAAGAAGCCGCTCGGGTCCGTGCTGCAAAGCGTGATGGAGCCGTGATTACAACTACAGGGGCATCTCATTCTCAGGGTTCGAAACCTGCTGCACCTCAGTTAACTGCTAAGGAGATTAAGATCGCCAAGGCATTCAAGTTGACTCCAGAGGAAATCGTAGCTGGTCGTGATACCGAAGAATAAACAATAATTGGAGACTACTAATATGAAATCTTATGGATCTCTTAGTGGAAACTTTGAAGGCGCTCTTCAAGAGTTTACAGCCGCTGAAACCATTACTGCTGGTGACCTAGTCACTCTACAGTCTGGTGAGCTTGCTTGCGCCGCTGCTACAGAGGAAATCTGTGGTGTTGCGACAAACTCTGCTGTGACCGGTGGAAAAGTTCTGGTCAATATTGACCCACTACAAAAATTTGTAATGGTTGCTAGCAACCTTACAGCCGCTATGGTTGGCGAACACATGGACATCGCTGGAACAACTGGCGGGCAATCAGCTGCCGGTGCAGACCACAAAACTGCTACCGCTCAACTGACACTTATCAAATTTAACTCTGCTACAGAAGGTGTTTTCATTATCAATGAAAACCAACTTCAGCTTTAAGAAAGGGAACATATTAAATGGGAGCTAATAGAAATCAATTTAGTCCACTCCTTTTCAAGGGCCTTCGTAAAGTTTACGATGATGTCTATAAAGAGTGGCCAGAGCAATTTTCTCAAATCTTCAACGTTCTATCGTCTGAGATGTCTGAGGAAACTGACTACAGCGTAACTGGATTCAAGCTACTGGACAAGGTCAACGAAAATGAGCCAGTAAACTACCAAGATGCGCTGCCCGGTTACAGTGTAACCTACAAGCATGATACCTTTAAGGGTGGTTTCACCGTTACTAAGGAAATGCTTGATGACGATAAATACAACGTCATGAACAAAAAGGCCGCTGGCCTTGCCAAGGCTGTTCGTAGAACAGTTGAGATCGAAGCTGCTAAGGTCATTAACAACGCGTTCAATACAACGGTTGTTACAGGTGGTGATGGCGTAGCCCTTATCTCCGCAGCCCATCCTTCAAAAGATGGTGGCGCTAATCAATCTAACCTTGGAACTGGTAAGCTCACAGAGCCTAACCTTATCGCTGGTATCCTACAAATGCGTAGCCTACTGGACGACCAAGGTCAAAAGATCATGGTTAAGCCAAACAAGATCGTTGTTCATCCTTTCAACGAGGCAAAAGCTCGTATCCTGCTTGAGTCTACTCAACGCACGGCTACAGCCAACAACGACATCAACCCAGTAAAGGGTGCCCTAGATATTATCGTTTACGACTATCTTTCAGCTGCTAATCAGGAATTTTGGTTCCTTATCGATAGCACAATGAACGAGCTAAACTTCTTCTGGAGAGAAAAACCTTCTTTCAACGAAGAGAACAGCTTCGACACGGATGCTCGTAAATACAAGACACGTTGCCGTTTCTCATGTGGATTCAGCGACTGGCATGGTATCTACGGTTCAAACGGGACAACTGCCTAAACAGTTGAATAGCATGGGGCTGGCTATAACAGCCCCTTCTTATTAAAAGATTGGAGTCATAATGGCAAAAACTAATTTTGACGAAGTCGAAGCCGATGTGGTTACAGCCGATACGATGGTAGTTGGGGGTCACGAAGTTGATCCTGAAGCCATCTCCGGGCTAGCTATCCAAGCTAACGTCCCAGTTATCGCAACTGCTGACGCTACAGCTCAGGGTGCCGCATACGACCAGACTAAGGCCCAATCTATCGTTACACTCGCGAATGCTAACAAGGCAAAGATCAATGATCTTATCGCCGCGCTAGTTGCCGCTGGTGTCATAGAAGCAGCCTAATACCCCGGGGGTGGTAAACAAACCCCCAATCTTATTAAGTAAAAGGAGGCATTATTATGTCATGTTATCCAAACACAAACCTTAGGACTCAAGAACGTCCTACATGTGGTCCTACAGACCCAAACCTATACAATGTGCAGCCAGAGGTAGTCGAAGAGCCTAAAGCTGAAGTGGTTTACCCAGAGGGCATCGAAGCAATCGATGGTGCCTTTAATTGTGTAGTTTGCCAAAAAGCAATCAAGGCTAAAATCGGTATTCAATCTCACGTTAAGAGTAAGGCTCACAAAGCAGCTATGGAAGCTAACGTAGCATCTACTAGCGCAATCGAAGCAGCTCTAAACGCTCCTATTGTCCCAGAGACCGGTGAAGGCGAATCTACTCCAGAGGTAAACGTAGATGAGACCCCAGAAACTATAGAAGGGGAATAGTCATGAGCAAAATCTTTAAGAAAAATGGCACAGACGCAGTTGTTACTGCTGGTCTAGCTTCTCGCGACTACGCAGCAGCTACTCTATCAATCGCTACTGCTACGGTAGACCATGATGTCGCTGACGTAGATAACCTATTCGATAATATCAAGACAGGCTTCTACGTTGAGATCAGAACAAATCAACCAATTAGTATCAAACTAAACTCTACCGCAAACGCATCGATAGATATTCTTTCAGCCGATAGCCCATACATTATCGACTGGTCCCAAGTTGAGAATATCTTCATTTCGAATGCTTCAGGTAACCTAGCTACGGTTAAAATCGTTATTGCTGGATAGGAGGAAAGATGGCACCAAATAGAACACGGGAAGAGATACAAGAAAGTATCGAAGATCTCGCGTATCGTGAGAGCCAGCTGAAACCTATTGTCGCGGAACTAGAAGCAACGAAGGAAGAGCTTGAGACATCAGTCGCAGGTTTTACCGAATCTTCTAAAAACGAGATTAAGGGTATCAAATCTGACCTTCAGGGGTATACTCGAGAAGTTAAGTCTAAAATCAAAGAAATCGCAGCACTAGAAAAGAAAATCAAAGCTGGGCAAAAAACCATCAGTGATATTCAAGCTGATATTGAAATGATGACCGTTGAATCTGATAAGCAAAGGGCAATCCTTGCTGACCTAGATGCCAGTGTTGAAGATATTCATAAGAACATGGCTGAACTCCGAAAAGAGAAGGCAGCAATTCTAGAAGAGATAGATGTGAAGCAAGTTGTTAATGGTGAGGCTATGGCTGAACTAGAGGCTACCTGCACTAAACGTCAGGAAGCTCAAAAGACACTTGATTCAATTATGGTGAAGCTAGCAGACGCTGAGAAGGCTATTGAGATTGCTAAGGCATTCAAAGAAGCTCACGAATCAGAGCTCGCTCCTAGGGAAGAAAAACTTGCTCAGGGCCTACGAGACCTAGCGGAGGCTAAAAAGGCCGTAGAGGACGATCTGAAACGAATTAAGGCAGCAAATGATGGCCTCGCAGATAGAGAAGTGGCTGTGATGCTAGAAGAAACTAAATTATCTGAAAAAGCTAAGTCAGTTGATGATCGCGAACGCGCGGTGATTGCTCGAGAAAATGACCTCGAAATTGCTAAGGCTAAAATCAAGGAAGAGATCAAGCGTAAGAAACTTGAAGAGATTGGAGTCGTCTAATGGCAGCTTCAATGCAGACGAGAGTATACTACGGGGCTGCATCAAGTGCTGATTCTGCTAACCATATCAGATTTAAGAATGCAGATGATAATACTGATGACCTGAATAATCCGGTTCAGATTCCTGATGCTGGTAGTAACTATTCATGGAAAAAGACGGTTGCTCTTTATGCAGGAACGGCTCCGGCTACATCTATTACAAACGTAAGGGTGTATATGGATGGTGCCAATAACTACGGGACCGGTGTTACCCTAGTTGGTAAACTGGTTGCTAGTTATACACAGGCTACCGATGCTACTCCAATTTCAGGTGGGTTCGACATGTTTTCAAAGACTGCCGCTTCACCTCAGGTTCTAACAGGCTCAATCGGAGCTACGACTGGAAAGGGGACTCTACAGTTCCTTGAACTACAACTGGTCGTAGCGGCCGGGGCCAATCCGGGAGATCTACACGCCGTAGCCGAGAATTTGGCTTGGCTTTATGATGAAGCGTAAGGAGAGTAATGTCAGTCGGTAATGCAAAAGTAGGAATTCATGATCCAGAGACAAATGAAGACGTCATCATTGAAGATGGCGCCCTTCATGTTCGTGTCGCTAATCCAACAGATGTCACGGGTCTAGCTACGGAAGCTACGTTGCAGAGTGCCAGAACAGACATTCAGCAAACTAACACTTTTTTGAACGAATCTAACTCTCACCTTGGAGCAATAGAGAGTGCGGCGAACGTAGTTGCTAACAAGGATATTGCTTCGGAT